CTGCATCACCGCCGTCATCGCGCGGTTCTCCAGAGCCCTGAGGGACAATGGTTTGTTTGCCGCTCGAATAGACGAGATCGTCTGCACTGCTTCGCCGGCCAACTCCAGGTTCGGGTCAGCGTATCGACTGATCGGCGCGTTCTCGATAACGAAGGTCAGGTTGGAGGGAATGGGCAGATGTTTCGAGAACAACCGGTCTCGGTTTTGAGACAAGAAGTCCATGAAGTCTTGCTTTTCCTTCACAGTAGAACCCTTCACACCGTCGAACCGAGCCACGTCTTCCATCAAGCGATCGAAGTTACGTGTGAAGTAGTTGATGCCCCGCTTGTGACCCGCCTTGATCAGACTGTAGCAGATTGGACCCATGGGCCCTTTCAACTTGTAGTCTTGATTGGTCAGCCACTGGAGAAGAGAGCCGTTGGGCATCTTGATCTTTTTCTCCAACATGTTCCAAACATGAGGAGAGATCAACGTGTCGACACCTTCAGGCGCTGCAATCCAGAGCGATGGTTCCAATGTCCGCTCGGTGATAGGCTCCACCAACGAGTTACATTCCCCACAACGAACACCCAGGTTAAACTCACCTTTGACGGACCCACAATCGCACTTGGGCATCATGTCCAGCGTGTCGTCCTCGTAGTGCGTGTACAGCAAATTCATCAGCCGATCACGGTCACGTTGGGTTGAGACGTCGAAGTCGTTAACGATGATTGCAGCTTTAGACAATCCCTTGAACATTCGATTGTAGTCTACGGTTTCAACATAAACACCCACTTTGATGCACCTCTTTATATCGAATGGGTAAAAAAAGAGGACCCCGAAGGGCCCCCTTTTGTACTACATCGAGACTCTAACGAATCAGAGTCCACCACCCGGACGACGGTAGCTACCACCGAAGCTCGGCTGGCTGAAGGACGCACCGAAGGTACGTTGGTTGCCAGTGAAGCTGAACAGGTTGCTGTTAACACCCTGCATTGCGTACTGCATTGCGTTCGGATCACCGTGACGACCCGCATCACCGAACTCTTGAGTCGGGTTATTGGGTTGGATACGGAGACCGGCGGCGGCGCACGCTTCGCCCAGAGCGGCCAGCCAGTTCGGGTTGAAGTTGATACGACGAGCGTAGCCCTTGAACTTGACGGACTGGAAGCGAGTGCGGATCATCTGCTCACGACGCTCCAGACGCTCGACACCAGGGATGTCGGTACGGGAGAAGCTGTCGCCCCACAGAATCGCTGCATCGCGATCAGAGCCACCAACCAGGTTGGCCATGGCCAGCTGGTCCAGGTCACGCAGGTCGCGTTTCACGCCAGCGTCATCGAAGTAGTACCCGGTGTGGATACGGTTCTGAGTGTCGTAGGCGATCGGTTGGCTTGCGTCCCAGATCTTGGAGAAGTTACCAAGAGTCAGGGTGTCTGCCGCACCGTTGATCAGCGCAATGGCTTCGCGGTTGCCACCGGCAGCAGCGATGAACGCCAGGTTGATCCAGGAGGTGTCGGATACTTCTTCGACATCCATGGCGAACACCAGGCCCGGGTGCAGTGCAGCGTGCAGCAGGCTGTACAGACCACGAGTACCGAAGCTGTCCAGTTTGGTAGCGACGGGGGTCGGCTTGGCATTCGGATCACCGGTCAGGTTCATGAAGTAGCCGATCGCGCCAATGTCGCGAACATCAACTTCGTTTGCCTTGATGCGGTAGTTCTGACGGAAACCGTTCATCCACGGCGGTACGCCGGCACCAGTGCCGTTCAGCAGAACCAGAGTACTGGCGATACCGGCCAGGTGCAGTTCCATGGTGGCAGCGCTGATCTCGGTAGCCAGCGAAGTCATTACGAACACCGGAGTGAAGTACGGTTCGATCTGTACCGGTTGGTTCTGGTTGAAGAAGCTGTGCTGCTGTGCCGACTGAGGCGGCGTGTAGATGATGTCAGTGTAACCGGTCACCTTGGTGATGTCGATTGCACGTTCCATCTGACCATTGCTCTGGCTCGAGACCGAACCTTGCAGGACAACTTCGATGTCGTTACGGACCGGCAGGCCCGCCAGGGTTTCGGCCGGATCAGCCGGGTTGAAGTGGATGGTGGATTGCAGACGGTTGCCATCTTCAACCCATTCAGCGGTGAACGGCGGCTCGTCGATGAAGCCCAGGCTGACCATGGTGGTCCAGCAGGCAACAGTTGCCCCGTACAGCACATTGCGAACGTGTTGCTCGTCATCGATGGACAGCTCGGTCGGGATGACCGATGCGCCGGCGTCGACGACCTGAACATTGCGACCGCCGAACAGGTCGGTAACCGCTTGCTTGACTTCAGCCATCAGACTGTTGTCTGCTACGTCACCGGCAGTGACAGCGAATTCGAACTGCTTCTGGCCGACCGTAACGGTGCGCGGCATCAGCTTACCGGAGTTTTCGACCAGCATGGTGTGCGCGGTGACGCACTCTTTGCCGCCCTGGCTGCGGAGCAGCGTGATGATGATGGCGCTCAATGCCGCGTTGCTGATAGAGCTGTCGAGGATGGTTACCTTGAAGCCCAGTTCTTTGCTTTCGACTTCCTTCTCAAGCAGCGCCTTGAAGGCATCTGCGAATTCAGTCACGCCCTTGCTGGCGCCGGTGCGGGACATCGGGCCACCAAAGGGACCGGCCAGCGCCGACAGACCACCACGGCGAGATACAGTAGCCGACTTCTGACCACCGATTACTGTTGCTTCTTCGTTCCCAGGGATGTGGTTATCACCACCACCGCGTTTAACTGCCATCTTTATCTTCCTTCTACATAGGTTTTGTTTGCGCAAACACACCTGTTCTGGTATGTCCTATCATGATATATGCTTGTAAATATTTACAATCAAATATCAGAATTCTTTTGCACTATCGGTCATAGTAAACCAGCTGCCATGGCGGCAGCCGTAGACTTTTCACAGTCTCTATACAATAGCACATTGTAAGTATTTTTTTACTCACAATTACTAACGGCTTTGATGCCGAGTACTTCAATCACAACCAGTCCGTTCTCCCGAGCTTCTTCTTTAGCCTGACGGATGGCATTGTGAGTGGAGATGGTTCGGCACCGAGTAACCTGCTTCAACACGTCCTTGTCCGGGTCATCGATTTCGTAGGTAGCCAGTTCAACGAAGAAACCGTCGTGGAAAGTCGGGTCCAGCTCAGGCATCGGCGGCTTCGGGAACTTGGAGCGTGGCTTGGCTTCGTGGCGGATAGCCATGTCCTGCAAGCGCTCGGCAAACCGTGAAATCTCATTCTGATCATTGCGCATGTCATAATTCTCCATTAATGTAACAATGCACGACCATGATATGTATCTGAAATCCTTTTGAATCGTCAGGAACCCCAAATGTACAATCTTTTCAATGACGAGCCCACCATTAACAGAGGGGGCTTCAACATCCCCCAGTTAGACTTTGTCAGACGGGGTTTGGACAGAGAGCTTTACAAGATACAGACCTATTACCGAGAGCGAGGCTTCGCAGTCAGGTCAGATCATCTCATCGTCAGACTGCTGAACACACTCTCCTTACAATTTGGCTACGACGTAGATATTTACTACGACAACGTTGTTGACCAAGCTTACGACATCAGCAGGGTCTTCAAACTGACCTCGCCCCTAAGCGTAGGAGAGCCCTTTTCAGGTCGTTTTTATGGCAAAGGGTACACTGAGGTAATGGTGTCGGTCATCGAGGATGTAGACCCCCTCAAGGCGGTTGACAACTGGGAGAACCTGGAGCCCATCCGTGTCATCAGGCATCCTCAGTACAGTGTCTTGTTGAATCCGCTACAACCGTCGAAGAACCCGGGCAATGGTGGCCTGGTCGTTATGTTGATCGACATACCTCTGCTGGCGCTACAGTACAGAGGGTGGAGACGTCATCGCGATAAGACAACGCCGACGGGGGAGCCTCTTCGAACAGTCATGCAGTTTGTTGCCGGTTACGTCCTACCTAACATGCTGGGGTCCCACATGGACATTGCCATGTTGAACAGGATGAATGCTGCGTTGGATGGTTACGACATCCCCAAGGAAGAGACCTGGTTCCCTTTCATGACGGTCTCGTACCACGACAAGATCGACCGTGAACTTGTGAAGCTCAACGAGTTGCTTCTGAAGAACACCACCGATTTCGTCGGCATGTTGAAGAACATACCCACTTTCTATTCCGACAACATGCTACAAGCAATACGGTTACCCAGTATCCCGCCAACTCGACAGGTCGTCTGGGGTCTAGTACTGGCTCGTCTACCAGTGATTGCTTTCTTGTTACGGCACGCTGCGGTGGCTAAGCACTACAGGAACCGGAATGCGTTGAATGAGATCCGTCGAAGTCTCGTGCAGCTCGGATCGGACAAAACCATTCAGTATGCGCTGCCGTCGTACTTGTACGCTGAGACAGTGGATTACATCGATACACGAATCGCGGCATATTTGTAAAGACTCCCCACGCACCCTGACGCATTGGGTGTGTGGGGAGTTATGACCGTCCTACGACTAATGACGATCGGAGACAAGTCTAGTGATGTTATCGTTGATCATGAACAGACCAAAGGACTCTAGAACCAAATAGAAAGGCTTGATCGTTTCATAGACGATCCCTCGAATGTTGATGCCATTGATGACTTCCTTAGGCACGCCCCTTTCCCCCATGGCAAGTTCTGGGAGCAGGATAGACGTTAGCATGACTTTGCCTTTAGACTCCATCCACTTGGACATCTTCTCTGCGATGACGCGGTCGTCCATTCTAGCCAACCACTCGGCCACCTTGGTCTTGTTAGGTGTGTCCAACGCAACCTTGATGCTAGAGTAGCTGGGTGGTTCGGTGTGACCGTATTTCTCAGCAAAGACCTCTTCCCACATCTCGTAGTACATGTAGGGCGACGAGTCAGGGTTCTTATAGGAAGACCTGTCGTTGATCTGTCCACTGGTCAGGTAGTTGAACTGACCCGATTCAATGGAATTGCGAATCTCCATTTCTACGGACGACACGTCCTCCAAAATCTTCCTCAGACTCAATTGCTCGCCTTTCATCACCGTGTCCATTGCATAGCCCATCATGTTGTGGACCTTCTCAATGACGTGTGGTGGACAGTTCGAGGATTTCAGATAAACGCCCTTGATCTCCTTCTTCATCTTGGGCAACACGTTACCTTCTTTCACCGCCTGGTAGGCATAATAGTGCTTCGCACGCGGGGTTAGAGCAAAGACAGGGAACATGTACTCGTTCTTCATAGCGAGTTGATGTATCTTCGATTCCTCAACGCCCATGTTACCACACATGAAGGCGAGAACGTGGATGATGGTTTGGCTGGCCAAGTACGTCACCGCTGCTGCCACGGCTGTGGAGGTCTCGGAGAAATCCAGTTTACCAACAAACCACTCAGTCCAGTACTGAGTGGTGAAAATGGTGGAGTCTGTATCTGAAGCAATAACAGAACGCCGCATGATGTCAGGCAAGCTGGCCACGGATGCCGGAACGTTATCGGTAGCCCACAGCGCCTTGATCAACAGAGCGTATTCGTCAAGGATGTGGTTGGTCGACAACACGGTAGACGCGAATCGCTTGAGGCCTTCTGGGTTGGTCTCGTGCAAAACCTCCAGTCGACTTCCTTCTAGCTCTTTAGCGCAGAGGATACTGGCAAGGGCTTTAATGTCGGGGTCGATGTTGGAGGCAATTGTCTTCGCTTCCTCCAGCGTCTCGACTGCAATTGTTCCCTTAGAAGACAACTTGGCCAAGAAAGACCGCACTATCTCCGGGTTGTATTGAGCAAGATGGTAGAGGTCGCCCACGTAAGCATAAGCGGATCGTTCAATGGGAGACAGCGTCGACAGAAGCTTCTCTATTCGAAGTCGCGCTGGCTTGCTTCTCCAGTAAAGATCCGTCGAATAGCGTGTCAGCTCACAAACCTCTTCAAACGTGGGATGGCGAATACCGTAATGGTCCAACGCTTGTTGTAACAACTCGAGGTCTGTCCTGCTGATGATAGACAGGATGTTTGCCTGCACGACGTTGGGGTGCCAATAATGACGGTTGCCGGTGAGGAACTTCTCATTGTTGGCGTTGCCGTACCCGGTCGCTGAACGACACGTCGATGTAAGTGAGCTGTGGGCAGACTTATTACACAGCGGCGTTCCCTTGGAAGCCTGTCCGCCAGACAAAGCGTTGTTCTTTACCTTAGCCGTGGTCTGCTGGTTCTCGTAAAGGTCTTCTTTCTCTTTGTCCTTTTCCATCATTGCCGTGTGGGCGAGTTTCTTCTTCGCCGACCGCTTCTTGATGTTGGCCGAAATGTACAAGGAAAGCAAAGACTTCATGTCCACGGCGTTACGATAGACGCACATGGTCGGAGACAAGATTCGCTTGTTCTCCACAACGTCTTTCAGGAACTCCGTGAACGCCATTGTGGTCGGTTTGCGATTACCGGGTGTCTCTTTACTAAGCACCAGAGTTTCCGGGTTAACCAGAGGGTGCTTGCCACCTTTAGCCGTGGTCTTTTTCACATAGTCGAGACAATAGTCATAAGGTTTGCCGGTCATCCTTGAAAGGTACTCGGCGCTGGCTTCCATATACACTTTGATGATGTTGAGGTCTCGTGTGTATTCGTGGGGCGCTTTGACGAAATGATTCATAGTTTACTTGCCCGTTTCTATCTTCAATAGATACAGTACGACTGTAAAAAAAGAAAACAAAAAAAGACCCCTCCCAAACCGGGAGGGGCTGAGTATCGAATAGCCTTATACAACAGAACAACCGAAGCAACTACTATATCGCCCAACCGAATAGAGCTACTTGCATACAATACTACAAGATGTAAAAAAGTTACACATCCAACGTGCGAGACTCCAGCTGGGTGTAGTTGTTTGCCAAGAGAAGACGACGGATGCGATCCTGGTCCTGTGGGGACACGTTGTGGATGTCGAACTGGAGAGACGTTGCGCTATAGACCTCCACGGTCTCGAGCTTGATCCACGGCACACCGACAATCGTAGTTGTCTGGTTCGGCATCTTCAGCTTGAGGTAGTAGTACCCAGAGTAGCTGCTTGGAGTGCCCTCTGGTAGGAAAGGCAGTACCTGGCTGTGCATTGCTACCACATCGGCATAACGCATTGCCGTTTCAGGGTCAAGCAGGGCTTGTACCTTTGCGCGCTTGAATCCCGAACCCAATACCTGTTCACCATAGACCGAGAAACTGATAGTCGAGCCAATGGCGATGTTCTCTGCAATAATCACAATGTCACTCCTGTATTGATGTAAATCTCTAGGGTATCGAACTGTCCGCCGCATGTCACGTGCGTAACCGCTTTAAGGAGGTTCCTGATACCCCTCTGGTTAGTGAACACGTTGAACTCTTCAGCCAGTCCATTGTCATACAAGTCGAGGAGTTCGGGGGATAGATCAACAGAGAGGCCCAGATGATACTCGAGTAACGCCGTCAAATCGTCAACGGGGTTCAAATCCAACAACCCGTCCGGGGCGTCTAGGTCGGCCAGTGCTGTGCCCAAAGAGGACATCAGCCAAAGTCCGATATTCTTCAATTCTTCTACTTCGAGTACGACGATCAAGGGACACCTCGCTATTTTGTTACCCTGCTAACATAGCGCTTGATTTTAGCAAGGTACCGCCGTTTACTGGGGCGCATCGGAAGAGGAATGGAATCGGAGAAACCATCCAATCCGTATTTGTCTTCCATGTTCAACTCTTCTACCAACAAACCATTACGCGCTTTTTGTTTTCGAATACCCTCTCGCGACCAGGGTACGGTGCGGTACTTGAATTCTCTAAACAGTGTTGCATGACGGGAAATTGCTGAATCGGTCATAGTAAACCTCGGCTCTTGTTAGAAGGGGAATTCGGACAGCCAGAGATTGCCATCGGCATCCCAGCTCTTGAAAATGTAGTTGAGTGACGTGTCCACCTTGCTGTATCGATGACCAGTGGATCGCTTGAATATGGTCGATACGGCAACGATGAGTTGTGCGGTGGCGTCTGCTAGGATGCCGCCGTCGACGGTTTTCTCGTAACCAGGACTACCGTGCCTAGACAACGAGTCCATGAGTCGACTATATTCACTACTGTCCGGCTCGTCGGTGAACGCCATGAGGTTAACGACCGCGTTGCCGATCTGATTCATGTCGAAGTCGATGTTCTGCATTCTGGAAACGGCGGTATAGAAGTCCCTGTATGCTTCCGCTGTAGGCAGGATCAACGATCGCTGTTGATGGCCATTGCTTATAGTGATCACTGGTTGGCTCCTAGTCAACGTGTACGAGAAGACGGCTAGTTGTACAATAACTTCAAGGTGAAGTCGTCCCCCAGCCACGAATGTGGAATAACTACGAGAGGCTTGGAGCTCTCCAAGTACCTCGGTAGGAAAGCGACCTCTTCGCGAATGTTCTCGGCGATCAGTCTTATCAGGCGAATGAAGTCGGACTTGTCCCGTTCATCCAGGTGTGATGCCTGGTCATCCAGGTAATCATTGATCCAGGCATCCAGTTCAATGTCCATGGTCGAGAGAGACCGGAGTTCGGCTACCTTGGCATCGACCCTGGTCTGAATATCTCTGGCCATATACATCACCAGATCTTCCACCAGTTTATACGCCGTAACGCTGTGAGCAGACAACAGTAGCTCGGTTCCCTTTATGTCGAACATTAACTCGTTCGTTGGAAGGATCAAAATCACGGGCTTCATCAGATATAACTCTCAATCGGTCCTATGGTTGTTCGAGGTTCGCTGGGTGAATCCAGTACTCTCATGATCAACGTGTCGTTTTGTTCTTTCAGGAAGACAATCTTTCTCCTTGGGTTGCCGGAGAGAAGTCTCTTAAACGTAGGATAGAGTTGGATGTAAATTTGTTCCACGATTTCAGCCAGGGCGTATGAAAGACCAACCTCTGACGATACCGTGTAGGCAACCCCATCGACAACCTCAACTTCGTCGGGTCGCTGGTTCTTCATGTATCCGCCGAGGACTATCTGTTCTAGACAGAAGTCGACCATGGTACTCTGGAAAAACCCGCGATCACCCATCATGTCATCACCGCTCTCAACCGACAACTGCAAGGCAGTGGCTGTGATCTCAAACATGATGTCGTGCGGGACATTGAAGGTGTCGAGGTCAGCACGATAGTCCTTGAGAATATCGTTGTCCTCTAGTTCTATTCTGACAAGCATAGTTTCACCGTCATAAGGGTAGCCGGGGCTACCCTATCATTTTCAAGGAACCGTGAAGTGCTCGAATGCGTTCGGGATAATAGTCGCCGTTTTCAATGGCTTCACTCATCTCCTTCTCCAGCCGACTTGCATCGGACTTCATCGTAACGTTTGGCTCGAATATCAGCAGTTCCACCTCGCCATTTGGAGCAACGATGACGTTGACTGATCGCTCAGTGTCTCTGAAGTTTACAAGCAGACGATCCAGCAGCACTTGGACACTGTAGGATATGTGTTCAGATAACCTGGTCGCATCCTTCTGGGACAACCCCAGCGACATCAGTGCTGCGGTGGGACCTTGTGGGGACCCCAGTACATACCCGTGGATATAAATGTCAATAGCCATCTCTATCAGGGGTAGCAAGTTTGCCTTCTCAGCACGTTCTTTCGTCATCACCGGTGAGAGTTCTTCGATGATGTCGACCAGTATGTCGCTTACAGAAAAGACAACGGATGTCTTCATATGTGTCCCCCTGTAAGGAATTTAGGGTCTCCCTCAACAACACGAGAGATGGATATACTGCCGTCTTTTCTGATGACAGTTTTCCACTTACCAGATATCACTTCGAGCTCTGCTTCCTCACGCTCCTGCGTGGCCGAGATGGAAGACAAGGCCACCGATTGATGATCCACAACGAGAACCCGATCCCCGCCAGCGTCCCGTGGTTTGACTTCCAATAACCGATGGAGGTCCGGTGTTGACTTTTGATGACCCACGTGCCGTTTAGCGACCCGTCGACCTAGACCCTGTTTTGTCGCGACCACACGATAGTCTTCCCATGTCACGATGCACAGGTCACCACCGAACAGATAGGGGATTGTTATGTACCAACCTGCCGTTTCCTCAGACCCGCCCAGTGCGCGGACCTTTCTGTGGTAAATGTCGTCAATGGTTTCGTTGATGAACCCTACGTAACGATCGACGACGTCACAGTAAACACCGTCGTCGTGTCGTGATCCCGATTCTACACAAAGAGCCACCAGTACGCGCTGGATGGAAACCTCCGCGTTGTACTCGGCACGCGCCAAGCGATTCAGCGCGTCAGCGATATCGAGTGTTGTGCCGGTCACTTTCCAGATACCCGCCTCATGGAAGACGTTGGCCAGGTTCTCGGCCACGGCAGGCACGCAAAGTGTTTCGGTTATCCAATTCTGATATCCGGCTATGACTTCGACCACGTGCGAGGTTATGACTTCACGAGTGAGACTGCCCGTTATGCGGTCTGCCGGTAGATTGTTTCGCTCGGCGTAATCGATCAGATCGTACCTCAGTTCCTCAGCGAGCTGTTCGATTGGGAATAAGTGAATCACTGGTCGGACTCCTAGTCAAAGTGAATATACAGATCGCTGCCAACCAGACGCAGGTCTGCATAACGGCACTGGTATTCGATTGGGATTGTTATTTGTCCGTAGAGCCGATCTGGCTCCCGAATGTCGAGTTGTCGAATCGCATTACGTGTCTCTTCCGGTAGTCGGAGGGCCCATATTCGATGTTCATCAAAGACCATGTAATGCAATTCTACCAGTCTGTCACGAATACAGTAAACGATGTAGTCGTTTAGTGTGTTGCCATTGCGATCGTGAGGGACCGGATCATCGCCAACCTTGAACCTTTCTAGGAGGTTCTTCAGTTCGTCACGAACGTCTTCTATTAAGCAAGAAACGTCGTAGATAAATAACGCTTTATTCACCATAAGCAATCCAGTTGGGTTGGTGCTACACAGTTATGATGTATGTCTTAAACTTCTTAGAATGCTCTCTGTGCCTCGTTAGCATAGAATAGGTGGGGTAGGTAAAAATATCCCAGAAACGTTCTCACAGGAGCTAATAGAGGCCTTAGCGACATAAAGGGAGGCCTAAGCCTCCCTTTTGAAATGTTTTTTGAGCTCATCATCGTGGCCAGCCACTGAGTGTCTCATGATCCATCCTCCCCGCACCTCGCGTGCGCACTGGTTAAACCAGATCGCATAGAGATGGTTGTTGGTTGGATCTCGTATTTCCGTGCAGGTATGCTTCTCGATGACAACGTATCCCAGCTTAACTAAGATATCCTTCCCAATGAGCCATACCCTGTAGTCGAATGTATCGTACACATCCGGTGAGGCGCATCGAAGCATGGGTATTCTCCGGTGAGGGGCTCCATACCATACTTCTACACAAAAAGAAAAAAAAGCGAATAGAACCCCGCTGGTTTCCCAGCGGGGCTTTCTCCGTTTGAGCAGCTTTTAGCTACGACACAACCATTGGCTTGTCGCCCAGCGTCGGGTCAGGTCCCGACACAACTCAACGCCTTTTTCATCGGTCGGTGCGACCTCAGTATGCGCACTTCATCCTTGCACCAGGACTAGCCCTCAGGTAGTGGAGTCGTTTGGGCTTGGGCATCACCCTAACGATTTGGCCCTATGGCTGGCCTCTCAGCCTAAGTCCGAAGCCGAAATAGTGTTCAAGCCTCGGAAGGTCACCTTGTCGTCCCGCATTCCTAGGTGAGTCGGTTTGCGATGGCTAACACGAATAGCCTCGACGGCGCAATTGCTGAGGTGGTCGTGCCCACCCCAGCGACGCTCTTTTATGACCGTCGTGATAACGGTCAACATGTTAATGGTTTCCTGCCCACCAGCGATTTCTGTGTACGGGGGTTCTGAAGTCTTGACTGTGGCAGGAAACACTCGAGTGAATACTCCCTCATACATAGGGCGATTCAGGTATTAATTTACCTAGTCGTCCTCCACGGTTTCTTCGTCCGCGTCGTCATCGGATTCAACAGAGGGACTTTCTTCAACTACTACCAGACCCAGACCGTTGGTTTCCAATGCCTCGACGAAAGCAACCAGCTCGCCCGCAGAAGGGATCTCGCCCTGCCACGTTTGAAAAACATCTTGCAGTTGTTCTACGGCATCGTCAGTTTCGAGGATTTCAATGGACATCTCTTTCTCCTTAATCGTCTACCTTGAGTAGACATCGTTGCTGTTGACTATAAAACCAAAGACCAGTTCTTTATTTTTCTTCAGCACTGGCCGCTTTCTGCTTTCGCTCTGCTTGCAGTTTCTTTCGCATTTCCCGGGCTTCGTTACCCGGACCCTTGATATCGTCAGCCCACACGATCCGACACCGTCGGATCAAATCTTCCAGGGACATCCAAACGATCTCTCTGCCCTGTAACACGAAGGTGTCGTTTGTTAGTTTCTGGAAGTCTTCTTCAGTCTTACACGCAAGCATCGCACCCACAGCACTGTCGCGTGCATTGCAGTCGTCCGACGAAATGAGATAGGACCTCTGTCCCATCGGCAAGTCTGTCATCGAGATCTCTACTTCGTTGTCAAGGGCCTTAGATGCGGTCACCTGACAGAACAGACCTTCTTTGTTGACGTGAATGTAGGCGGACAAAAAACGTAGCCTTGGATGTGAAATGAACGGCACTCGGTTGTTGAGAATGTCGCTGATGGCCGGGCCTGTGTTACGGATGGGGTAATAGAACCCATCGGGGGTGAAGTAACTTGAGATATCGTCCTCGATGTGGACATGATCGCTGACGGAAGTCGCCCGTGGTCCCATGGGGAACCCGACCCGACCGTTTCTATAGAACACCATACTCAGGGACATTTGGGGACTCCTGTGACTCTGAACTGTTTGAGTCGTTTCGAGTAGACGACGTCGTGTTCGACTGAGGACAACGGATCTACCAGTTGCAACCGCTGCATGGCAACGTTGACGGGACATCCTCCCATGAGCATGGTGGCTAGGATAGTACCGCCCGATCCTGCTCCGTGTGTAGCTCCGTCAAGTCGTCGTATCTCTTCGCCTTCGTGAACAACGGCAAACTGATTCGTCTTGGTGACCAGAATACCGTTACCTGCAAAAGCGGGCTCCTCGCCACACAGAACTGACTCGATAGGGTGTTTCCGAGACCCCATCGCCAGCGACCGTTCGATGATTCTTCGGGAATAGCGTTCCATTCGCTCTACATCGTCGGGTCCGATGGTCGGTCCGGTGTATGCAAAGTAGAACTGTCCGTCAGAAGACTTAAAGATTTTGGTAGCGAGGTAAGTCTGGAACGGGGAGAGCATTATCAGGTGCTTTTGATCCGCTACCAGCATCCCGTCGTGGAAGACAATTGATGTCATGGGGTGATCCTATTAGAGAAAAAAGAAAGGGCAGCGCCCTTTCTTTTTTATTTTATCAGAGACGCTCGGCAGTCAGACTGATCTTGGACGAACAACCGGCAGACGACGGTTCTTTCTTCCGCTTGGTTTCTGACTTGTCTTCTTTGAAGGCAGATTCAACAATTTGAATCTCGCCGGTGCCGACGGCGATCGATACGGTGTCGCCGAGGGTGAGGCTGTCGTCGCGGTCGACAACGTCGAATGACAGTTGGATGGTGTCGTCAACACGAACACCCATTCTCGTCTTGGCGAGAAAGTCTACGCGGCCGACTACCTTGTCGGAGTCCTTGGCCAGGAACACGAGCATGTCATTGATCAGTGTTGTGTCTTTGATTTTCATGTTAGCACCTTCTTCGTTACGGGTTGAAGTTCACATAGGTTTCGTTGTTGAAGTAAAAATACTACATGCCTAATCTACAGGTACGTAGTGGATCACCCAGCCCTTTGAAGCCGGGTATTTCTCATCTCGTTTCTTTTGGAGATCCAGATTCTGTCTGTACTCTCGTTTATCAACAGACTCATGTAGAACAACGGTCTGGGTCTGGTTAATATAGCTGTACTTGGTTCTCCAAAAGGCCCACCATGGCCGAGGTATCTCTCGGCGGAGGGTAACTGGTCGTGTTGCAATAACTTTGATTAAATCCCTTTCCACAAAAATTACTCCTGCTTTTTTATCCTAACGACGTTTGGTAAGAACATCCGCTGTTGGCGGTTGTCCCGGTCCCCGATTCGATGATGTGTTTGGACATTGCATTTCCTTGTTGGGAGGATAAACAAAAGAGAGTCCGGTTGGACTCTCTTTTTTGGGTTAGTCCAGAATACCGTAATCAATGGTTACTGAAGACAACGCTTCCCAGTTGTGACGGTAGAGACTGGCTATGTGGATGACCTGTTCCTTCGATGCATCGGCCGGAATGACGTGCGTTGCGTTATTCTCGTGCAGCCAATTAACTGCGCTATCGAGGTCTTCAAACTGCTGAGGGGTCGTAGACATCGTTTAAACTAACCTAGTGAGTGGGACAGTCAACTTAGTGATGTAGGGTTGAAATTAGTTTAACTGTCAGTGCTAACAAGGCGCTTGGTCCCAGAAGGACCGGCCTCGATTTTCACGTCTTTAACAACGACCATGTTTTCTTCGTACCCGGTGATCGAATTATCAGTCGCTGGGTTACCGGACATGATGACAGTCACCGTCCTCAGAACAACTTGATCTTCACCCACAGGCATTGCTGAAATTGTCGTTGTAGACCAGTTGCGTGAAGAGAATTGTTTGGTTTCTTCACTGAGTGTTACGAACAGGGAAGCATTCTTGGTAGCCATGGTTGTGTTCCTTGTGGGATATTCAAGAAAGGTTAACGAACGCGTTGCCGCCATCGGGAGACATGCATCGTTCTCGAATTGCAACACGGAGTATTAACAGGTCTCGGTCGGTTTCCCGCATCGTCAACATCTGGTCGATGTGGCGAGCCATGAAACGCCAGTTGAGCAAATGTCCCCGTTCCGGACCGAAGACACCGTCGGTGAGTTTGAACTTGATCTCCTTACACCCATTGCCATCCGTAAAGACGATTTTGCCGTCGACGTCGTCGTCCCGGATATGATAGGTGTCGCTCTCGAATGTAAGTCGAAAGCGCTCGAGTGGTTCGAGAATGGAGGGAAATTGATCGAAATGATTGGTCTCTTCCACGGCGGTGGCTCCGTCAGTGTGTCCGACACGTGGTCGGTGAGAATCGATCTAGGAACTTGGGTAAGTTCTGGGGTGGCGGGTAGCCGGCGTTAACGGCGCCCATCAGCACGTTATTGTAGTCGTAGATGGCTTCAATGCGACGAGTGGTCAGGTTTGTCAGAAACGGATTCTCGTCATATCCAACGGGCGTCGAACCGACGCCAGTGGTTTCCTCGGCCATCTTTTTCTCGATCTCCACGATCAGTTCACACCGCTTGCGCAGATCTCGTTCGACGGAATCTCGACTATCCATAATGGAAAGGTGAGCTGGATTGGTGTTCGCAAGTAACAGCAGAGCACCTGCGAATATCAGAAGACCAAGCACCACGCAAACAACGGGTGCTTTAGAGTCGTTATAGACCATTAGAACGTTTTCCTTATACCGCTGGTGACCAAGTGGATCGGGTGAACATGTTCCCAAATTCAGCTTCAATTCGAGAATCAAATACCGAACCGGGTACATTGACTTTCATGTAGAGGTAGGCATCGCTCTCAAGAACCTCGTAATCCAGAGGAACGCCAAAGGAACGACACCAGTAGTCCATGGTGCTGGCGACTAACTTGTCAACTGTCTCGCCGGTGGTGCCGGGGCTTATAAGCCTCTGCTGTCGTGCGAAAGCCTTGATGTCGGCGAAAACGACGACCACTGGCGCATCAACCCCTGCTTGACGGAAGTTGACGTGTTTAACAGTGGAGCCGTTGTGCAGGGTTTTGTTAATAGTCAGACGGTGGCCAATTCGAATTTCCTTGTTGGGTAGACCGGGGATCTTCTTCAGGATATCGAGGACCTCGTTTTCAGAAACCCAAGCTGGTGGATTCATGATCTGGACGATAGAAATGTTAATACTCACGGTAGCCTCGCATGGACTCTAGAGTGTTTTTTCGTACAATGTTGATCTGGCTGCCCGTCCATTCACCATCCGACCCAAAGATTGTATACTCTCCGTTAATCAGCGCGACGCCGCGCGTTACTTTAAACATGGTGTTGATCTTGCCGAACACGCTAGCCGCATGCGGGGTAACGATCCAGATAGTCGGTTCTTTCTCGGCTGCAATGGCAGCCATGATATCCCACGATGGCCAAGCGTGGGCAGAACCAACGATGTCAAGTAGGTGTTTGTCGTTCTGCTCTTTGTCGGACAGTATAATGCGTATTCCGTTAGACATTTCCTTTTCTCCTGTTCTTATCGGATTATCCGTCTTGTAAGTAAAAACGAACATAAAGCCCCGCCGAAGCGGGGCTAGATGCAGATGGTGACCCTAAGGTCGGTAACCCTTTGAGAAGGGCACACAAAATGCAGCCTGTGCTGCTCGGTAGAGCCACTAATTGTAAAAGAACGTTTTGGCTTGCGCAAACTCGCCATATAATTACACTTTTACAATTAGAAACTCGAACAAATAAAAAAGTGGATAGCCACCAGCCCAGGGGGTGGGCGTGGAACTAGACCTCGCATGTCTAGAACTCACTAACCTTCCCTGGGGCGGTGACGTTGTCACAACCGTGCTGCTAGCTCGGACTATATCCGAGCATGTAATCCGAACTTAATCGGTATGTCTGAGATATGTTCCCTTGTAAGATCTATAAGGTGTCAACAAGGGCAGCCCATACATAGCCCGAAGCCATGCGGTACTGACTCGATGGCGACTTCCAAGACAACAGGTTCGACGACACTATTTTCTTCTGGAACAAACTCGGGTTCTTCACACCGATTGAGTCCAATCAAAAACAGTGCCAGCGAAAACATCGTCGAGGAGATCAGACCTACGAGATTTGTCATTACTGACAACAAGTACTGGCGGTTCCTTTTTTTGCTCGTGTTGATCTAATGTAATCTACATATGGGGTGCGATCTCATGAGAGCCCCGTCGCCACACGCTGTCCAACCCAGCGCGGTTATAGGGACACTCTGCCCAGGCACATGATGGTTGTTAGGGGGGAAGATGTGAGCCCATACTGTCTCGAGATAATCTCTGATGATCGGGATCAGCGCCGCTGCTCCTGTGATATCGAGATCATCCACCTCCCTTCCCACCATAAAGGACTGGTGGTTAACGTCCACCGATCCCTCTCCATGATAGCCGGATTCGACAAAGTCGAAGTAATCACCGGCTAACAAGCAGGCTCCGACCGCCCCAATGAGCAACGTTTTACTCATTGACACGTTTCTTCCTTAACCCAGTGAAATACTGGTACCGGGACTTGGTCGGTTAACCACGTGGTCTTTGGTCGAATCGTACTTCTCTTGCGGGAAGTGATTGTGCCAACCACATGGCAAACAAGCAGCACACAACAACGGCGTTGGCAGTGGCGCAGCCACCTTCCTCTGTGGATGTGTGAGATCCAACAGGTCGATGTTACCGCATTTATCACAGACAAACTGCTGCATACCAACTCCTTATCATTGTTGTGTTAGTCCAGGATCAGACCACCATTGGATGGCTTGGTGTCCTTAGACAGGCGGTTGCGGGTCGGGCGACTCGCACTGACTTCTTTCTGTCGTGCCAGCGTGTCGCGAATGTTGTTACCGATTTCGCTGACGCTGTCGACGTCGATGACGAAGTGCAGTTGATCAACGCGCGGGTTGGCATCGATCATGAAACCGTCGCAGTGGTAGTCGGACACCACGGTCAGACCAGGCATGTCGGTTTCACTGTACAGCGAAGCGATTGATACCGGACAAGGGAAGCGGTCTTCGATTTCGGCCGGATCGGACATCACCGTGAGCAAGGACAACTGCGGTGCGACCTGACAGGTTGGCGTGTTGCTGAAGTTCAGCCAGTTCTCCAGATCTTTGGAGTCCAGACCATCGTTCTGACGCGATGCCAGGAAAGCCAGAGCAGCCACTGTGGTGGTCATGTCTTCGTCGACCACGCTACGACGCTGGCCGCGATGGTTGTGACCGTAAACCATGACAACCGGTCGATCTGCTTCACCGGCGATGTTGTCGAGGGTTTCCAGGGTCTTCAGGGTGTTGTTTGCGGTCAGTACCGATTCATCAGAACCGATAACCAGCGCAATGGCCGGAATATCACGACGCAGCAGCTCGGCCAGAATCAGGGGACCAATGACAGAACCACTACCGCCGCCTGCGCTGAAGATAACCAGGTTGGTATCAAGTGGGGCTTGACGAACGAGGATGTCTTTGATAACACCGGAGATTACCTCGGCATTTTCCTTGCGGATCTTGCCAGAGCCATCGAGTTCGGGGATCACGTACAGATCTTCGGGCGGCATGTTGGCGCGCATGTTGCTGCGGGAGGTGTCGATGAACGACGTGAAGATCTCAGCGGCGCCAGGATCGCTCTTCTGACCGATGAAATGCGAGGCGATGTTCATGCCAGCGCCACCACAACCAAAAATTCGGATCTTACCAAGTTGATTCATTTTGATGCCCTTTATTGGGGAGGGTTCGAGATAATCTATGAGCAGCTACCGCTTTAAGCATACCATTGTTAGAGCGGTAATTAATTACACAGGGTACTTACATCCGGGTGACCTCCATATGAACATTATCCAAAAAGCACTGGACGAGGTTAGATTCACTATCCCAGTGCAGCTGTTAGAGCTGGCTTTTATTCGCCAGGAGCGCTGGGCCGCCATTCAACCAACTTCGCTCGACTACCGAATCAGACAGAAGGTTATCGATTCTCGCGTACTGGTTGATTGTAACCTCGTTGGCGGCATTCAAGACAATGTCTCTCTGGCCGGCCTGCCAGCTCAATGGGTCGACAGCCCGTACTCTGCCATCTTCCGAATCCCTAAAGAAAGAACAGGTGGTAAGGTTATCACCACCGCTCTGTCGGTAGGGTACGGACCCGGTGGTCTGTCGCGCTCGGCGTATTTCGCACCGACACAACAGTCTCCCTTGGTGGGAGCCGCCGAACAAATCATCGGCGGGGTTTCTCCGATACCTCAGGTCAACTCTGCCTACGTCGACCTCATTGGAGAGAACACGGTTTACGTGAGAGACACACTGGCTCTCCCGCTTGATCTTTCGCTGCGTTGTATTCTTACCAACGACAGCGAGATGAACAACATCAAGCCGGCCAGTTACCATGCTTTCTGTAAATTGGTTGTCTTGGCCACCAAAGCCTATATCCACAACACCCTTAAGGTATTGATCGACTTGGGTCAGATCAACGCCGGTCAGAGCGTTGGGACCATTCTGGACAAGGTGGATGAATACGCCGATGCGAACGAGCTCTACGAAGTTCATCTCGAAGAAGTCTGGCGCGCAACAGCGTATCTGAACGACGGTACTTCCAAGAAGCGTCATCTCTCGATGATTGTGGGCGGTGGTTTTTAATCCACGGTATCGTTCTCACGCCAGCTGCGTGGCAGTTGGGGCACGATGTTTTCGACCGGGTCGTTCATCGGATGCACCTGACTGCTGGCGCCGGGGATCTGGGCGGAGCGATGGGCGGACTGACGGTCGTCTTCGAAGAAGGTCCCGAGTTCATCGCGAAGCGTGGGCGTTGCCTTCGACGTCTTGACCACATCCTTGGCGTCGGTACGAACGAACAGCGGGTTGGCATGGTGTGAGTTAACCGCGCGCCAGTTCCAACCGATTGTGTTACCGGTCTCGCGTGTGGCCTGTACAACAATCACACCCAGTTTGCGGTACACGCTGGTGGGCGGATAGCAGTAGTCTTCGGCCTCGCTGCGGTCGATACCGACTTTGGCTTCGTACACGCCGATGACACGGAGGTCATTGGCATCGATGCCCACGCGAACGTGGAACACATAGCAATCGGACTTGACCTCATCCATGACCGGACCCATGACCACTTTCATGTAGTCCCGACAGGTGGAGATCGCAGCAGCCGCAAGAATGCGGTGACCACGAGCGTGCTTTACAACCGCCGACTTCAGACGACTGACTTGTTCTTCGGGAATCAGCGTGGCATTGCCGCACACTGCTGCGAAGTCGATCGGGCTGGCGTCTACGGTTTCGGTGAGCAAACGGGCGATACTTACGTGTTGATTGCGCATGTCGATATTCCTTTCGTTGGTTGTACTACAGGGTATATACAGCTAGTCACCACAATGATGTATGCTTCAAATATATTTGAATCGGCAGAAACGGACTCCGTCATGGAGTCCGTTTTATTTCGCTTACTTGTTATCGATCGCGCGCGCGTCGATGGCTTCTGCTAGCGTCTTGCCTTCAGCAAACCACTTGACGTAAGTAGCGGCACCCAAGTTAGTCGCAGCGTTCTGATACGCTTCTTGCTCAGAAACCACTTCAGCAGCCAGACCTTTCTCAACCAGTGCTGCCAGACCTAGTTTGCTAGGCACATCGCCATCAAACAAAGGCCCCCGTTCAACAAGAGCAACCAGGGTATCAATCTCAGCACCAGAATACTCAGACATTTCTTTTGGTTCTTCCACTTCATCGTCCTCTTCGTCCGACTCGTCGTCGTCGGAACTATCGGTTGGCTCTCCATCTACCGCCTGGTCCTCGTCATCTACTTCAATCTCGTCTTCGGGTTCTGGAACATCTTCTTCCTCTTCTTCCTCGGCCTCCATGGCTGCGGTGCGCACGCGGATCAGGTCGGTCACCGAATCCTTATAAATGTCCTTGAAGGTCGGTGGGTTGGTGTTCTGGGTTGGCAGTTCCTTGAACAACGCGTCAACGGCTGACTTGGGTAGCAGACCAATGGTTTCGCCTGATTCGGACTCCATCGACACCTTCTCATCGGATTCAGTGTTCGCTACCTTGCGCAGGCCATTAAAGACCTTCTGCTTAAAGCTATCCATCGAAACCGTCAGACCGTTCAAGAAATCGCGTGTCTCAGTTACCGACGTAAACACACGACCACCGTGTTCTTCAACCAGACTACGGATGGCTCCAACGGACTTGTTCTGGTGTTCGTCCCACTTGTCGTCACCGTCTTCATCGAGGATAGTGACAATGGTGGTTTCAGGCGATCGTGTAACCTCTGCACCAATCTCAGCCGGAGTAAACAGACCGTCTTGCTTGGGCGTCAACACAAACAGTTTGATGTCTGCGTTCTCCTTCTGGTCTTCTTCCTGCTGTTGGCTCTCAGTGGTCCAGATATCAACACGCGGATCAAAGTAGCGGATCGTGAGACCTTCGATCAATTCATCACGCCATGTCGATTCCCCACAAGTACCACCTAGGAATACAAGGGGTTGAATAGGTTCTTTGGGGATGTTAGCGTCTTGTGTCTCGATGGTCTCTGCATCGTCCTCTAGTGAGAGGAATAGATTCTTGAGACGATCTTTCTTAGATGACATGTCTGCTGCTCCTAAATGGACTTTACTAAGGGGTATCAGAGTATTGGATCGTTATCAGAGTATCGATGGAATAAGGATGGTAGTGTTCCACTACTGTCTATTTCAAAATCGCTTTTAAATGGTTTTCCAATTGGTGGGGATTCTCTCCCCACCCATAAAGAGCCCCCCTCCTCATAGGTTCCCCCAACCCAGTAAAAAAATACACCGAAACAAGAAAAAAAATAAGGAGAAAGAAGGGAGAGAACCGAAGTTCTCTCCCATTCAATCATTTGACGTGCCACTTGCCTTCTTGGGTCACACAGAGACAGATACCACAGATCATCACGACCAGGTTAGACTCGTCGTCGCGGTAGACATCGATACCACGTGCTTCCAACTTGACCACCGCTGTCCAGTCGATAGCGCCACCCTTGTAGAGGATGCTGGCAGCGGTCTCAACAAGCTCTTTGTGAGCCCCACAGATCCACGGAATGATCTCCTTGGACTGGATGGCACGCACAGCACGATGCTGCACCGTAGGCTCGCCAGACGAGGTCTTGACGTGGTTGCTGGCACGCAGTATATCCATGGCCTCGGGCAACTGATTCGCCAGGATAGACTGCGCTGTTGCGACGTCATCTTGCAGGATGCAGAACAGTCGTGCAAGACGGGTTGTACGGTCGCTCGTTTTGATGTTGAACGAGAGTTCGTCCTTGATCATCGACTTCTCCTCAATGTAGGGTGGCGACCCGTAGTCGTAAGACAACGCAGTCAGCCATTGACTACTGGAATGTTCGAGCTTCTTAGCGAGCTCTTTGTATTCCTTTTCGAAGGCCTCGAGCATGTCCTGATTTTCCGCGAGGCTACGACAGATCAGAGACCCGTGGAACTTGTCGACCCGGATCAGCAGGTTAACAGTGTCCCGATCCGTCGCCGGTAACGCGATGATCTTTTTCTTCAACCCCCACACGCTTTCGCGCATGCGGTTCTGAGCGCTCACAAGGCGCGGGTGCTGCACTACTGAATTATTCATCTTCATAGTCCTTTTTCTCGGCGAGGTCAACAAGTTGATCGATGATCGTGTCCTTGAATTCTTCGATTGTGAAGAAATGGACCGACAGCAGGACAGCCACCTTCCGACTTACCAACAAACCGATCCATTAACCTAACGGCATTGTAGGTCTCTCTGGTATCCAGGTTGTGTACCTGAACGATTCCTTTGCGAATACCTGCCTGGAGTTCAACCATGGTGACAACTCCCAGCATATGGTCGTCTTTAGAAGTGTCCATCAAGACATCCTTCAATCGGGGGTCATAGGTTTGTATGGATACGGGAGTCTTTTTTATTCACCGGCGTTAGCTCGGACAAGGGTACGATAATCGCATCGATGTAAGGGAGCTTTTCGTTAACGGCTTTCTGTAAACGATGTTGCCCGTCCACCACCACGTATCCATAGGGTCTATTAAATCGAGAGTCCATCACAACCAGGATTGGATAGGTCAAGTCGACAGAGGCTACTCGTTTTGGGTCGGACCGGACATCCCGGATATTCCATAACAGGTGCTTAACGTCTATGGGCGACACGCCAGTCTGTGCGGTTTTTATGAAGAGGTCATTTAGATCATACACAACCCCGTTGTGGGTAAATGTAGAATTCTCTTCCTGATAAATGACCGGTTCCAATGAACCATGGTCTTCCTTACTGATTCGTCGCACATGTTGAGTCCATTTCCATTTCACCGTCTCGGGACCCACTGACTTCTGGGGCAATTTAGGATCGTTAAACGGGTGAGTGTATCGGACGGGGACTTTGTTAGTGTTGAACACACGTAACTTACCCGCCAGCTCCATCCGACATGCGTCCAATATAACGTGCTCACCAGTTACATGCGCATCCCACACAAGCTTGTTCTCGGTTAGGTCGGTAGGAGTCAAGACACGTTCGGTGCCCTTAAAGATCGGCCGATAGACATAGAAATCCATGTGGGGGTATTTCTTATCCTCAAATAACCTGGAGATATTTGGATATATGCCGATAAAAGCACCTCCGATTGAATCGGAGGTCGATATGCGCTTTCCATTGAATTCTGGATAAGCGCCACTTGTAGACCCATCGTCCTCGCTACCGGCAGGATGACGGGGTTCCCATATACCGGCTAAATCACTTCTAAAGCTTAGATGGTACAGGGTTAAATCGCTTCTACCTGATACAATGTTCGAAGTAGTCATATAAGGGTTCCTAATGGTATCGTGATTAGTCGGGGTGATGTTTGTGGAACGTGTCAAGATCGTCGTAAAAACGTTCAAGTTGTTGATGACTCTCCACTATTTTGTGTTCGTAGAACAATCGAGTACAAATGCTCAGTTTCCCTACCAACTCGGCGCAGGTATCTGAGCCGTGTTTCTCTTCCAGGTCCCTGACCAAGTAGAGATGTTTAATCAAAGACTCTTTAGTCCGGGTCCGTAACGACTTCTTCATTTCTTTGGCAGTACCCATTTGTCTTCCTTGTGTTAGGTGTAGTGCTTGCTATTCACCACTGTGATATAGGTTTGAAATATAATGGAATCTAATACGGCGACCATAATAGATTACGGTCGTGTTTATAATTACAGACGTAGTAACCCTATTGTGTAGTTGATAAACACAGATAACGAGGGGTGGTTTATGGTGGACGTTTCATTGGAAGCCGCTGGATCTGGGTTGCGGCAGGTCGCTTCTGGTGGCAGCCCCGATTCAGTTAAAGCAGCCTTTGCAGCAGTGAGTGAGGATCTGGTGGTTGATAGGAACTTCATCAAGAAGCTCCGAAACTACACGGTCAGCTTTGCCAATAAGAACTCGGACCACATTGCGTTCCTTGGCGGTAACCTGCTCGGTGTGCACCCCATTCGATTCCATCCGGAAGACCGCGACGCGTGGTTCGACGACGTATTGGATATCGATGAAGTCCAGTTCAAAGGGTACATCAAAGGCCTCGACAGCATCAACCCGCAATTCAAGATCTCGAGTGACGCGTTCAACTTGTCGTGCGTCGCTCTGTTGAACAGGATCTACGAGTCGACGAAGATCAACCCCAAGGAGAAAGAAGACGCTTTGACCGACTGCGTCATCGCTCTTCAGTACAAGTTCATCTCCAGCTTGATGTATCACTACTTCCCATACCCGGCGGACAAGGGTGTGGCTCAGGCGACCTATGCGGCCCTCTCTAAGAAGTTTACCCTGAAGGTCCATGGTAGCTGGCAGGCATTGCTGGAAAACCGCACTAAGAGCATCCTGGCCCACAACAGCATCCACTACACCACCTACACCAAGATGGATTCGGATAGCGGCGTTGTCTACATGTTGAACGACGTGCAGGGTCGTCTCCGTGAAATCGTTAAATCGATGCGCGATGTCTTCGAGACCATCCTGACGTCTAAGTCCAAGATCGTGACAACATCGACCACATCGATCAACATTGACGGCGAATCGTTCGTTCGTGACAAGACACGGAATTTCAACAGCTACAAGCGGTATCTGCACGAGACCGTGTCGGACTCGTCGAACTTCATCAAGTCTGAACTGACCGGTATCATTACCTCGGCCATGAAAACCATGCCTGAGCGTTTTTTAACAGATACCCTTATGTTTATGTCGAAGCATTATCGCAGTCCGAGGTACGCCCATATTGAAGAACTGGTGGATGAAACTCTTCTGCATGCTTTCGATTACATATCAAGCAATCGAGCTATATTGGCTAATCCCAATGATCTGGCAGGCATGTTAACCCGGCTACGTGCGGTGTACATGTCCTCCCGGAGCAGCGATGCCTCGTTGCTGAAAATGAGAAAGCTATCCGAAGAAATTGTTGAGAAAGCAATCAAGAGTAGAAACGTTTCTATCATTGCGTCAGTTAGAACTGGTTTGATGCTTTACCTGGTTCTGCGCGCATTCACTATGAAACATTATACGTGATAAAAAAGGGGAAGGTGACGTGAACAATAGTAACGGGTCTCTATTGAAGCGTTTTTGTAACTGGGCCGTGGGTGACCGCCGAGAGCTCCACTTCACAGGGGTTGAATTCCAACGTGTCATCAACAACCCAGTTGTGCTGGGTCCCGGTGTTGAAGCACTGGCTATCCACCTGACACCCGTGGACACGGTGGTCATCCATAGTAGACCATGGGTCCCGGATCACTGGCACCCTGGGTTCAATGTAGAGATGGATCTCTATCTGCGCGGAGACCCAGACCCCATCATCATCACGACACCTTTCATTCCCGCGCCATCAGTGGATGACGCTGTGGCCTGCGCTCTACAATTTGCCACGACGTTCATGTACTACCGTTTCGGCGATGAGAACGCTGACGCAGGGAACCCGGTGGAATATTACAAGCAACACGCACTCAACCCGACTTGGGTTGATTCGGTCGGACCGGGCAACGTCGTCAACCTGTACAGCTGAACCGCAGAAAGGAGCAGGTCGACGCCTGCTCCTTTTATGCCCTTTTTTTTACATTATCGTTCGGTAACCGTCTCCCGCACCAAACCCGCGATGAATAGTCCCCAGCCCCCGTCTCGCTGGCGTAGACGCCACGCGACGATCCTCCCGAGTCGATTCGATCAACGAGTCGATATTGACAACGTCGTTTTGGTCGTCGGTTAGCTTTGCAACAGCGGCCCGTAGACTGTGTTCCATTTTGACAATGGCGAACTCGCTCAGATCACGGCGCTTGAGTTGTTCTACGATGCCTTCGATCTTCTCGAGCAACTCGGCCTGGTACTTGTCCTCGTTCTGTTTAACCGGGTCGGCCACCACGCCCTGTCTCTTAACGTCGGACATGACAGTGCCAGTGGGAATACCGTAGTGACTGAGGTTCTTACCGAACATCATCAACCAACCACCCAACAGCCATGCAATGACAGCGTCGTCGTGGCCAGATGCCGTGTGGTCAATTCGCTCGTTCTTAACCACCAACCCTAGGATCTCTGTGATCAGGTTTGCATCGTTGACAACATCGCCAGCACGCTTGGCCATTTCCTGTAACACAGTAGTGAACAGAACCGTACGTGAATCACTGGTGGTGTTGAAACCAAAGAAGCGCTTGAGGCGATCGTAGATTTCCGGACTACGGGTGTGCATCGGCTTCTTGATTTCCCGGTAATCGTCAGGACGCTCGTCGGGGTTCTGCACAATGCGATTGAAGATACGTTGGAACGGATCGATGTTCTTACGCGGCAGGGTGATCAGCAGCGAGTCAACGATCATCTGACCGGTCGATTTCTTCTCGGGAATCATGGTGATGTTCGGATACTCCACCAGTGTGTCTCCCAGGAAGTTAGCAAAACGAATCAGGTTCGTCTCGTTGTAGTCACCAGTCCCAATTACCTCGGCAGTCCGCGCGTTGATAATATTCATCGAGATGGCGTCTCGACCCACTGCTTCCGACGTATCAAGACCCATGATGAACGGACAACCTTCCTTGACCAACTGACGCAGCTCCTCCTCCGGAACGTACCAGCGTACGAGGTACATGTCTTTGGAGAGTGTGTTGTACACAGGGTCTTTACCAGAATCACGCACCTTGGCGTTCAACTCCGGTGTCAGCGGAGAAGATTGAGTACCGCTGGTCCACACGTTGAAGAAGTCGCGGTTAGCTGCATCGCCCATGGAGTTGGCATCAACAATAGCGTTGTACAACCATTCGTCGGTCTTGCCAAGTTGACGGTGGGAGAACGTGCCATTGATGATGTTCTTCTTGCCCTTGCGGTTGTTCTTCAGAATCGTGTACAGCTCAACCTTGTTAGCCGCATCGTAGTAGATCTCGTTCCACGTACTGCCGTCGGTGATGAACTTGTACATGTAACCGCCGTCGCGGTCATCTTTCTTACCGGCAGTTGTAGTGAACAGGTTACCGTACGGACGACCGTATTGTTCGGCTTCTTCACGGGCAGCTGTTGCAGCAGCCAGTTCAGCAGGCAGAGTGGTGCCAATGAACGAGATAAACGGACCTTCGTCAAACTGTGATACCGGTGCAGTCAGTCCACGACCCAGGTTGTTGGCCGCTGCTTCAGAAGACTGGGCTACGTTGGTACCGTATACGTTAACCAGTGCTTTACAGGTCAGTTCGTACTGGTTATCACTGTCTGCTTTGGTGGTGGACAGCAGGAACTTCGGCAACAGGTTACGGATCTTCTTGAGACGTTCAACGTTCGCGCGTCGCAGAGAGTCATCCTTAGTGACCATGTTGATTCGCGTGTTGGAGGCAGCAATGTACAAAATCCAAACCATCAAACAGTCAGCAGCTACTGACTTGCCCGTCTGACGTGGTTGGATCAAGGCAAAGTCGACGTTGTTCAGGAATGACCAGACCATCGCAAGGTTGCCTCGGTTACACTCGTATTTCCTTGGCACCGGACCTGCAACGGGTGGGATTCGGACTACTTCGCGCAGGAAGTACCAGATGTTGTACCTGCACTCGTAGGCGATCTTGATCTTTTGGTCAAGGGTCAGATCAGGACCATGTGGATCGACTCCCTGTAGCTCCGGTTGAATCAACGCTAGAGGCCAGAAGCGATTAGCAATACCCATCTGACGATACACGTCAACGATCCGGATGAAGGTCTCGTTGGTGGTCTGTGTATCCACAATAGCGCTAGGGTAACTGCGCCAATCAGACTTGAATAGAAGCATAGTGTTCACGCGAGCATAGTACCCCACCGAGAACCCCTGTTAAGGGCTCTGGTGGGAAACTGCACTTCCTTAGACTTGAGTGTAGCGGAGACCACTGATACCCAACTGGAGATCAGTGGATTGGGTGCGACGGAAGAACTCGAGGTAGACCAAACTGCCTTCGTTCAACAGGCCACTTGGAACGACGAACTCAGCAGACCACTGACTGATAGCCTGTTCGACCGACCAAGTGCCCACCACCAGACGGAAGAAGTTCGGCTCGGGTGCCTCTGCTTCAATACCAGTGTTGTACAGCGGTTGTGTGCTGTAGAACAGCTTACGCAGCCATTCTTCTTTGCTGTTGGCGCCAGCATCGATCGTCATGTTCCAGAAGTTCACATTGGAGAACGACACCTTGGCCTCGGCGTTTTGACCGTACACAGGCGACTGATCCGGTGTGAACGCCACTGTCCAGCGTTGGCTGGTTGCCTCATCACCCCGCGCCAGCAGAGAGACCTGGATGATTTGAACATGTCGGTGTTTGGGGAAGGTCCCGTTAACATTCGACAAATCCAACGCGATCGTGAGGTTCTGAGACACCCCGTACAGTGTGGGGTTGAAGACAGGCGAATCACTACCGTACTCGATATAAGGCGTCACACGGTAGATCTGTTGTCGATCCAGGTTCGCCATGAAGTACTCCATGCGATACCCATTGATAGCGTCCACCCATAGTGGGTAGGCGAAGATCTTGATCGTGTAAGCCCCGTTCACCGCCGTGGTGGTGGCGAAGTAAGGTTCGTTGATGGTCTTGGACAGACCACTGTTGGCGATGTAGTTCACCTCGTTAGACGACAGCTTGTAGTTCAACCCCAGAGGGATTCGCTGACCTTGGTGTGATGCCACGAACGCATCGCGACCGAACAACGAGAACTTGTTCCCATCGATCGGCATCTTCTTGGTCTCGCCGTTACTGTAGGTGACCACGCCGAACAGAGTGAGCGATTCCAGAGTGGTGTTCTCCGGATACTCGATCAGGCGATCGTCCGCTTCAGACAACGATGGCGACTCAAGGTGAATGCCTGTGATGTACTTCAGCGATGCATCGGTGGTTCGGATGAACGCGGTGTTCTTGGCCAACAGAACGTTGATCGACCGAGCTTGACCACTGTCGCTGTAAAAGACCACAACGCACGGCTCGTTGTCCATGAGCTGCGCGGTTGTATAACCGGTCATCATGGTTTTAACGGCGACATTCTGACTATCGGGCATCACCACTGTCTCCAGCGGGATGTTTTCCCCAAGCAGAGTGTTGCCTTGGTCGTAGTAGCTCGAGATTACCTCGCCATTGACACCGGCGTCGTATCCACGGAATACCTTGGCGTACGACAAATCCTGACCATAGGCCCGGAGGCGACTGTCGATACACAGCGTGTGTGGTTGCACGCTGGTGTCGATGTACAACCGGTACGACTCGGAAATCGTACCAGGACCGCTACCCAACAGGATGTCGTTGGTGTTAACGGCGCCCTGGGTGGACGGCGGTACCCACTTGCTCAGCGTGGAGAGGTACGTGCTCGGATCGACCGCAGTTACGCGGAACGTTCCTTGTTCCCAGTCCCAGACCTTATCGTCGACATTGGGCACATACACGCCCGTTCCGTCCGGACCAGTGTATATCTGAGACGCAAGCCATTCCCGGTACCCGCGAGAAGGATCATAGATCTGCACTACGACATTGGGAGAAATGGTCATCTTCAACTAATCCTCATTCTAACAAAGCGTGACAAGTCGACCTTGTTTCCCAGGTACATGGCGATAACCCGCTCCATGAATTTATACTGGTAAATGGTCAGCTCCAATTCGTAATATTGGTCGTGGGGATGGACCTCAACGTAGCGTTCATCGAGTCCCCGAATACAAGGGTCGTACTCCAGCAACCACTCGTACTCGCTGACCCATGTCCGAATCATGGCCTCGCTATAGTGACCTTCGATACCCATTGGTTCGAAAACACCGTTGACGAGATCATTGATCATCTTGGAGCAGAAAGGACTGACCACATCGTACACATCAGGGATGGCATTTGGCTGGTCGATGGTGGGTTCCGGGAGTAGAACCGTCATGTAGTTAGACACCGCAGCGTCAACCAACTTAGATTCATCCCGCAGAGTGTACGTATCGCCCTCAGGAAGACCCCTAAGAGCAACGACAAGGTCGTCAACCAGATAAGGGGCACCATTACGTACGTTGGAGACGATCGCGCCGCTGTGCTCCTCAGAGAAGGCCAGTTCGTCACGACTGTGGAGAGCTCCCTCGACCACAAAACGAACAACGCGGTCATCACGCAGATCGTACTGGCCATCGCGACTCAGAAGACCGTGTTCAACGAAACCGAACTCGGTTGCTGCTGGTTGCGTAAGGTCGGTGTTGCAGAAACCCGTGCCGCGCACAGTAATGCGCTGCTCTCCCTCTTCCACCAAGAACGCCTTGTTGACAATTACCACCCGGGGCCATTCGAGATAATAGTCCAGATTTTCGATCAGACTCCGACCATTTAACCACAGCTCCAGTTTACCAGGCGGTAGTTTCAAAGGCTTGGTCTGCTCGATACCGAAGTGGGTCTCCCTGGCTGTGATGTCGAATGACAACAAACCGCTACTGGGCGACATGGTGAACTCATAGGCCAGGAAGTTTTTGTCAGACAACACCTGGGTGTAGAAGTCCACGGTGTTGACGTACCAATAAACAACTCCGTCGACCATCGTGTAGTCTGAAGTACCCGTGACATCCACCCATTCCTCGTTAGCGCCAGACTGAACGATAGGGCAGCGGTAGAAGCGGTAGCTGTACTGTGGGTCGACCTGGGTGGTCGGTGATCCAAAGTCGACATCCAGAGCGTGGGAACCAGTGCCAACAATGCCTTCGACTCGAACGCATCCGTCATTCAAAGGGAAATAGTGCTCGCCCTGTGGATGCTGGTAGAAACCCAACAGATGACCATTGGCATCGTACTCGTACATGGTGGACGCTACCCAGAGACCATACGGAAGCGCAACGGCAGGCGTGCCACCCATGCTAAACACATCGACAGGCGTGTCCGCAACCAGCTTAGCGATGGCGTTGTACCCGTAAGCGCGTTGAACCGTAACAGCTGGTACGTTCCCGTGGGGAGAGCGCATGATTTCAGGATAGGCTGCCTGTTCGAGAACATCAGCCCGCCAGTTGGCTACAGTCGAGTTAATCCCGAGGAATGCCTGCTTGATCTTGGCATCGGGCAACTTGTACAGTTCCTTGATCCGGTTATGTACGTTCACAAGGGGTCGTTCATAGCCGCTGTTCCGAACGTTGACTAGAACCCGGACATTGGACGTGGTGCCCAGGAAAGCGTTGTCCGTGATGTAACCCTGGACATATGGGACGGCGATCGAGTAATCACGGTGCGTGACCATGCGAACAGCGTCGTCGCTATTGCGATGGTAATAGACACCGCTGTAGGACGTGCCGTCCTTCCGGATGAGATAGATGTCGATGTCGTCCCGATAGCTAATGGTGTTCATGTCGCCATTCGACGGATGGATCAGGTACTTGCGCTTGCCGTCCAACAGGCTATCGAAAGTACCGAGGCTCGACAACGTCATTTCAAAAGAACGACGAACCGTGCTGTCATAAACGAACTCGGCCACGTCGCCGATGGAAACAGTGAACGGACTAATGGCGTGGCGAACAACGCCATTGACATAAGCCATTGTCTTACCCGGCATTGCTTTCCGGAGGTCGTACTGGTGTTGCAGATCGAGCAACTGGGAGGTGGTCTCAATCAAACCGCCTTGAACCACAATGCCTGTTTCTTGATCGCCGCGACGCACCGATCCAAAATAGGCGTTGGAGTAAAGACGAACAAATAACGAGTTGGCGTTTAAATCGATCCCCAGGTCAATCGGGTTCTTTACGGCGATGACAACGTTCTTGTCATTGGTGACCAGCAGCCATGACAGAACACGCGGCACCTGAATGCCGCTATTGACATAAAGGTCGGCAATCAGGTTTTCTTGAGTACAGACATCGGCGAAGGTTGTCCAGATTCCCTTAGTGGGCAAAAGACCCATGAGCTCCGGAGGGAATTGGCCGATCTGATAAACAAAATAACGTTCCTGTTGAGTGGGAAGGGGGTAGCTATCCCACCCAACAGTTACCCTGTTGCGACTACCGTTCATTGGGGTAATGCGTGCCGGTTGTAGGATAACCTGCATATCTTGGTCCGGCGTACACCACACGTTTTTACGAGCGTGGTCAACGAGGAAGTCGAACATTCCAATCACCTCATAGATCGTTGAGACTGGACAGATTGTATGTGAACGTTTTACCAAGGTCTCGCTTGTCGAGCTGGACAACCAGCTTGCCGAGATGTGTGTTGTTGTAGGAACGATCACGCAGAGCAGCATAGACCATGGCAATGAAGGTCGGTGGGTGCTCTACGGCAACAGCAATCATCTCACGAGCGTTGGCGCCGAACCAGCTGCCAAGGAGAATGGAGTACAAGAAGCCTTCAGAGAACTTCTCCAGGCGGCTGCTGTTCACCACTTTCTTGAGGTTGGCAACGTAATCCTTTACGGAGTACATGGGTGCCAGCTGATCAGCAATCTCCATCGCCTTGTTAACAGGGATGAAACTGTTGTTGGAGATCTGCTTGGCAAAGTTTTGCAGGTCCTTGTCACTGAGGGCAGGATCTTCACGGAACAGCGACAGGTAGAAGTACCCGGTGATGACCATGATGGTCATTTGTTCCTGTGGATCGAGTCCTATCCTACGTACAATCGCCTCTGTCAACCAGCGCATGTAAACGGCTAGTGGCAGACTACCCAGCGAAGCCAGATCTTGCGGAGAGCTCTCCGCCCAATGACTGGTCAGCATGGCCCGCAGGTAAGCGGTGTCGTATTCGTTGCGTGCTGAAACAATAACCTCTTTGTTCTGATTGATGCGAGTGAAACCTCGCATGTCAGCGACAACGTACTTAACGGAGTTCCACTCCACTTCAATTGGATGTGCGAAGGGTGGAATGTCTCGGGAGTCGCCGCACACTGTGAGGACGTTACTCTTTGGGGTTCCTTTGAGCAACTGTGCTTGATGCAAAGTACCGTGCACCAGCGCCTCTTTAATGGCGCGAACAATGTTCGCAACGGCAGGGGCATAACCCTCACAGGGGGTGGTAGTGTATGGATAAATGAACATCAAGCCTTCCTCTTTCGCAATTATCTGATGAATCCACTGGGTAGTCTACGCGCAGTCATGTAACCAATTAATATGATGTGCTACATCGCTACTTGAACTATACCATTAAGTCACAGGAGTCCACGATGACCCCGATCATCAATGCCTCACCGCAATATCGCTTGCTGGGCGGTCAGGATCTGTCGGGCCGGCCACCGGTCTATGATCCCATCGCGCTACCGACGCACCTGCCCCACGTTTTCCTGTACACCGAGCGCGGTCCTTCCACCCCTCAGCTGGTAGCGGGCGCGGCACGGACCCGGATGTACGGGGCCAAGAGCTTCGATTATTCCGAAGCATACGCCAACCACCAGACTGTTCTGGCAAACGTATTCAATGAATACGGCAACCTGGCCATCGTCCAGCGCATCAAGCCGGCGGTCGGCGCAGCAACTGCGTCAATTCGTCTGTCTCTGGATCTGCTGCCTACTGATGTTCCGGTGTACGAACGCAACACTGACGGCACCTATCGCCTGGACCAGGCCGGTCTCCCCATTCCTACCGGCGACACCACTCCTGGCTATATCGGTAAATGGGTCGCTGGCGTCGTAACTGGCGACGTTGGTAGTGCTGAAGTTGTTGCTGGTTCTCAGACCAATGGCGGCGAACAGTCTCAACTGTATCCGATGTTCGACATCCCGATGTCCAGCTTCGGTAAATGGGGCGATCTGTCCGGCATTCGCTTCTACTGCGCAACTGCTCGTTCTTCCATTCCTGTCGACGAAGACCTGGTCGAAGCTCAGCGCACCAACCTGTATCGCCTCCAGTCTGTACTGAAGCCCAGTGTCGACTCTCTGCCCAACATCAACGAGACCCAGTCTGGTGGTCAGTATCTGGAATTCTCCCTGATGGAAGGCGCGATCAACCCGCGTCTGGAAACAGACCTGTTTGTTGACGAGCTGTTCCCGACCGCGTGGAACGATGAAGATGCGGTTACTCCGGTCTACGGTGACATCGGCCAGTTCTTCGTCTATCACCAGAACGTCGATACCATCCTGGACATGCTGTTTGCGTCCGAGGACGTTTTCGACCAGTGGGAAGACGGCGACAAGCACATGATCAACCTGCTGTCTGGCGTTGACTACCTGGGTCGTCCGCACTACTCGTACGTTGTTGAAGGTCCGTCCAACGGCGGCCTGCTGTTCACCTCTGGCACCACCCACTACGCTACCGGTGGTTCTGACGGTGTGATGAACGACGAAGACTTCGCCGAGCGCGTTGGTAACGAGTGCGAGAACTACGGCGAGCTGGAAAACAAGTTCCTGGACGAAGCCATGTGGCCACAGTCCGCTATCTGGGACTCGGGCTTTCCGCTGGAAACCAAGAAGAAGCTCTTCGTTCCGATGGGTGTTCGCAAGGACATCATCACCATCGTTGGTACTCAAGAGGCTAACAAGCCCCTGAACACCACTGCCGAAGAGTCCAGTGTCGCGATCGCTCTGCGCACTGCGGCGGCCATGTTCCCCGAATCCGAATACTACGGCACCGGCGTTTGTCGTGCTGCGGTTGTTGGACACGGTGGTCGCATGCTGAACACCAAGTTCAAGGGCAACCTGCCGCTGACGATTGACCTGGCTGCCAAGGTAGCTGAGTTCATGGGCGCCAGCAACGGTGTCTGGAAAGCGGACAAAGCCTTCGATGTGTCTCCGGCCAACATCGTGACTCGCTTCAATGTGAACACGGTGAACTCCACCTACAAGTCCACCTCTATCCGTAACAAGGATTGGGCGAACGGCCTGGTGTGGGTAGCGTCGTACGATCGTCGCTCTCTGTTCTACCCGGGCATTCAAACCGTCTATAGCGACGACACCTCCATCCTGAACTCGCTGATCACCGCATTCGCGCTGGCCGAGCTGGAGAAGGTTTGTCAACGCACATGGCGCGACCTGACTGGCGATAGTTCCCTGACTGTCCGTCAGTTCATCGACAAGTCCAACCGCTTGATTGAGCAGCGTGCGGCGGCTTCTCGCTTCGCCAACCGGTTCATCATTGAGCCCGATACCTTCATGACCGATGCTGACGAACAACGCGGCTATAGCTGGTCCTGTAAGGTCAACCTGTACGGTAACAACATGCGCACTGTTGGTACCTACACCATCGTAGCCCGCCGACTTGAGGATTATGAAGGATGAGACCAAAAGACGCGATTTTCCAGGGTTCCACGTATAGCGTGAATAAAAACACGCCGATGCTGGATATCCAGAAGGGCGGTCAGATGGGTTTCCAACCCGACATGCCGACCTTTGTGAGCAACACGCCTCACATCAAACCGAACCTGATCTGTATCCTCCTGGACGCGCCGAAAGGCTTTGCAGATCTCGATCCGACCGGCAAGCTGGCCGCTCAGCTGAAAGCGCTGGTTGAACTCCATCCTCGTTCGATCGAGGGGATTCAATCGACGCTGGACGTTGAGTTCACTGAAACGCCCTTCGGTGGCGCTGGCGAAATGCATCAAGGTGTCGGCAACGTCACCCGTGCTCGTACCGCACCGACATTCGTCTGGACTGAGAAGTACGGTAAGCCCATCAACGCGTTCCTGGAGTACTGGATCACGATGTTGATGATGGACCCGAACTCCAAGGTTCCCGGCGTTGTCTCCACTGGTCTGTCCACCACCAGCGACTTGCTGCCCGATTACCAGGCAGCGACGATGATCTTCATCGAACTGGACCCGACTCATACTCGGGTTCAGACCGCTTGGTTGACTACCAACATGATGCCGAACAGTGGCGGTGAGAAAACCGGTCGTCGTGACCTGACCGGTTCTGGCGAAACCATCGATTACAACATCGAGTTCTCCGCTACCACTCAAGTCGGTGAAGGCGTTGACATGCTGGCCCAGCAGTTGGTTAATGAGTTGATCCTGACTCACGTTAACCCGTCGCTGCGTCCGGCAATGTACGACAACGTTGATTCCAGCGTTGACACCTCGTCCGAGAGCTACACCAACCAGTTGGCCAACGCTTCTCGTACTGCTGTTCGGTAACCATTCGGTCAACCGGCATAAGCGGAGTCCTTCGGGACTCCGCCTTTATGCGCTTTTTTGTGCAAAAAAAAAACAGTGAGGGCCGAAGCCCTCAAATCTTGACATCAATCGCGAACAATCTCGGTCGGGTCATGTAATGCATCCGGATGCGTTAACGAATCTTTTTAAGGGTGTTCTCGTCGATGTCGTGTTCTACCTTTCGGTAATTCTTTCCATCGAGGCGTTCCAACCCATAATAAACAACCGACTCCAATGACCGGGTCCGTTGCTTGATGATCACCACCATCTTTCCGTGGAAGCGATCTTGTCTGCGTGTAAAATCGTCTTCGTCACCAAGAACTACCCTGAGACCCGAGTTGAGTCCCATGCCAACATGTCCAATCATGTCACCCCCTCAGCTCCTCCATGGTTATACAGGGTTGTCCAGACGCTATTGAAGTAACTGTCTACGGCAAACCCCCCCTGTTCCCACGTGTAGCCCAATTGGGCCAGCCACGCGCGATACCCCTCATAAATATCAGGGGTTTTGAGTTCCTCAATGAAACTCGCCAGGGGCGATTCTGACACCGGTGGAGTGCAGACAGGACCGTGGTGTCTGTTGTAGAAACAATGGTAGATGTACTCGAACATATGGTGCTTTGGAGGATCGGTTCTACGTCTCTCTTGTATCGGTGCTGACCATTCCTTGTACTTCTCCAACGCCTCTCCTAAACTGAGTACGTCAGGGTTACCGGCAAGCCACGCATAGACCGCTACGTAATACGGTTGTCTCTGGACGATGTATCCGGTATTACCGTCTTCAGCAACGAGTTTGTCTAATCGCAAGAGGTACTTAACTTCATCCAGAACTCGCTGATCAAGATCAAGAGAAGGGTACTTCATACGCATGACCTCAATGGGCCACCAGAACGCATCGTTCATGAATTGGTCCGACAACAAGCACAGCAAGCGATTTGGCGTCATCCTAGTCTCCGATGGCCGACTTTATTTCTTCCACGTATTCAAAATGTATATCGTTGACTATTGCGATCCTTTTCAGGATATCAATCAACAACAGACGGTGACAGAAGTCTCCGGGTTTACAGTAACAACCCAAGGCAACAGCGGGCTTACCCAGCAACGCCAAGAACTGTTCTTTGTTACGACGATAACTTTCACGCATCATAGCGTAATACTGAACAGTGTACTGTTCTTCAGTTAACGAGCCGTCCTTCACACCCATGACCATGTCCCACGTAGGAGCAAGGAATTTGGCGCCTGACTTGACTGTGGTGTCCACCAGTTCAACATCGGGTGGGACGAGACGCCATTGACCCAGTTGTACGGTATAGAGTTGCATGATTTACCTCGCAAGGACTTTCATACATTGTGGCCGGTGGCCCTTTTCCGCCACGACAAGACAAAAAAATAAACGGGACCCGAAGGCCCCGTTTATCAATAAACAACTGGAGTCTGATTAACCCAGTGCTTCTTCAGCCAGGGCAGCGAAGTGCGCCTTGACTTTCTTCAGCTGGCCACGCGGGCCAGAGGCGTACACGGACCAGCGGCTGGACAGTTGGCCGTACACTTTCTTGGTTTCGCGATCGGTACTGCCCGGCGCGCCGCCCAGGACTTCTTTTTCACGAGTGAAAGTATGGGACACGGAGTCCTGAAGAATCGGCAGTTCGAAGGATACCTTGTTCAGGGTCTTGTCGGCTTTCATGGCAGCCAGGCCGACGTCGGCAGTCACGTGGCCGGTAGCGGCGGCGATGTTGGCGTTGTGCGCTGCGATCTGCTTGTACAGATCCATGGTCAGGTCAGTGCCTTCGAGGGTCTTCTCGAACGCGCCTTCGTCGGCAACGATGACACCGGTCTCGGGATCGAGCTTGGCGGATTTCTTCAGGATTTCGGCCAGGGACAGTACAACGGGGTTGATATCAGACATGTCTTTCTTTCCTTGCTTATTGAAGTTTACTGCGATTAACCAACGGTATTGTGCGGGGTTAGCTAGCATCATTTGCACCGGCAATACACATCGGGGTTCATAGCTACAGTTCTCGATGTAATTTTTTATACCGAATCGAACTGCTTGACTAATGCACTTTAATGATGTGTGGGTGAAAAAGATTTAGATCGACTAGCCACCTGGCGAATAAAAAGGCTAGCCGACGGGCTAGCCTTTTCTGACCAACGATCTTTACCAGTTCATGGAACCGGGCAGTTGTCGTTTGGGTTCGTTCCAACCCATGTCGCGCACAATGTCACTCGGAGAGTAGAAGCTCTCCATAGAGGCACCGACCGACTGACGCTCAACCAGCGACTCTACCTGCTGACGCGTGAAGAGAACTTCTTCTGCCGACTCCAGCGCGGGTGAGTTGTACTTGGTGGCTTGAGCCAACCCAGGTTCGTTCACATAGTCCCACGTGACGATAGAACGCGTGTGCTTAATAAGCTGACCCCGTTCCATGAAGTCGTCAGTAAGCGCTCTAACGCTGAAGGCGACGTTTTCGTTGGGATTCTTTAGGCTAGCCTCAAGAAGATGCCCAAGAGGCCCACAGGGCTTGATAGAGGCGCACACGACCGTTACCGGACGACCGTTCTCGTCTTTAACAGTGCCCGAGTCCAAAGTTACGTCACGAATGTGGAAACAGACCCGCTCTTCGTAGATCTGCATTACACGATGAAGGAACTCGCGATCCGTCATGCCGGGCAGGCGTTTCGGATGACCGTACTCGCCGCGACAGGCGCCACGTGAGATACGTCGCATCAAAGGACCGGATGACTTAAAGACATCCAGAGCTGGTTGCAGTGGGTAGAGAGCACCGGCGCTGTTACAGACATCGTACGCACCGAGAACAACCGGATAATACCCTTCGTCATCCGGTTTGAGTATTCCTTTCTTACCAGTCTGCAAAAGTGCAGTACAGGCAAACGTTGCACGCTGAGACATTCTCAACTCCTTTAGCGGCGAAGTAGCTCTTCGATCTGCTCTGACCGCTCCGACGGATTGATCAGGGCAGATGTCAAGCCCTCGCTGAAATAAGCTCCAGTGAGCTTAGCCGTTGTATTGGTTGCACCCCATGCCACGCTGCGGTTGGGTACCACTGCTGGCGCTGGGACACGCTTGGAACCGGGTTCTTCGGCAATTTTGCGATAGTACTTACCGAGGTCGTCTTGCTGTCTGAAGATAACCGAGCAAACCATCTCGGCCAACGCATGGTTGGCCCCAACGGTCATCCCTGTGAAATCCCCGGACGTATCGAACAGCTTTACGGTGTCATCGTACGTCAGGTAGGACGGAACCTTACCTTTGTCGATGAATTCGCTGGAGATCGAATAAGGCAATGTATCGACCTGAACCAAGTCGGTATAAACAAACACGGTTGCACCGGTCTCGAACGAGAATTCGTGGTAATCGCCGTCCTCACATTCAACGACCCCAATGGAGCTGGGGTCTAGTCGAATGTTAGAAACCGTACAGGAGACACCTAGGTACTTATCCTGCACGGTGATGCCGAAGATCGCCACGGTTGACACTTCGTCGTCGACGTGAGCCAGGCCTGACTCTGAGAAGCGAACCGGTATGTATATCTTGACGGGTTCCAAAGCGACAACGGACCCATCCTTCATTTCCTTCAAGGCGCCATGGATCTTACTGGCGTCCCTCGTCAACGTTGAAAAGTCCATCATCCCTTATACCCCTACAGATAGGATGCTACGATGTTGGTAGATACCCAGTGAGCAACATACTCGATGGTGCCCAAGGTAGCGGCTTCTTCCATCGAGATGTCTTTGTTGGCCTCGCACACGTTGTCGATGGCGCTCAGCAGGGCTTCGGCATCAGTGTGGTCGTAGACGACACAGGTCAGCAGCTTACGGGCCAACAGGGCTGGTTCTTTCAGTGTGACGGCGGTGATCATTGAACGCTTGTCAGCCAGTGCCCGGTGGCACTCGGCTTTGGTCTTCGGGGTGTCCTCTTCGGACATCTCGTTGATGTGCTCGGTGAGCGCAGTCAACATGGCGTCGGTTTGGATGTTGATGGAGTCCAGTCGCAGCTGGGTATTCAACATGGCCTTCTCGCGCTCGTACGCTTTCACGTAGCGCTCGCCATCAGCCAAGATAGCGCCACCATCGGTCAACCGGTCGGTCAGAGCAGCACCGAACAACATCTCAGGACAGCCACCATCCTTCAGCCATTGCTTGTAGACCTGACCGTTAACGAGAACGACACCAGAGTCCGCGTTCAACAGGGAAAGCGTACCGTACGGATACGAGATGACCAGCGACTTACGGGCCACGGCCAGCTCATAGCGTTCGATGATGCGAATCGCCGCACGACCAGACTGCTCTTGCAGCTTGGCCACGTATTCGCGATACTCACCCAGGCCGATGTTCATGCTTTCGGGCGGAGAGTTGATCAGCTTGCGGGCCAGCACGTGTGTCAGGAGAACTCGAGCACGGTCGGCCTGCGTGTCACCGGACAGCAGCGAGGTGGATTCGTTGAGAGAGCCAGTGAGACGATAGACGCTGTCGTACGTCGACATCAGAACCTCTGGGCCGACTTCTTCGATGAACTTCTTGATCTCGCGATCAAACGAGTCGCTACCGGTCAGCACGAGATCCATCAGTTCTTCCGGCTCGAGAACCGGGAAGCGCAGGTCCAGAGTCAGTTTCTTGATCGCCACGTTGGTGTACGGTTCGATCATGCCCAGCACGGTCGGGTTCGACCACACCTTCGACAGGTTGTCGGGAACAACCGACATGACGTTGGAGCTAGCGTGAGTGCTGTCTGCGACCCGTGCTTCGTACTTCTCCAGTACGGACTTGAGCGCCGGGTTAACGACGTTCTTGGCAACGTAAATGGTCTTGCGAACCACGTTGGACACGTTCTTAACCATGTCCTGCATGACTGCTTCGTGAATCGCTGTTCCAGCGGCGTCCACGTAGCGACTTTCTTCAACGACGTTGTCAGCGTAGACGTTTTCGCCACCAACTACGTTGATGCCATCGGTACTTTCCTGACACAGCGTTTCCAGCGGGCTGCCAACCAGCGGTGCTACGGTAATGCCTTTGGCGAGCAGATTTTCTGTCAGGAGATAAGCCTCTCCAGTGCTAACGTTGCTGAGCATTACTGGATACCCCCTTGCTTGTTGGAGTTGGCGATGTTGTTTTGCAACTTCGCAGTGATGACGCCGCACATCGACTCGGAAGTCACCGGCTCATCGCCCACTTCGCTCGCCAGGTCTCCCCCAACAACGTCGGCGATGACCCGGGCCGTGAGCTCGGTGGCGTTAGCCAGCGTCACTAACATGGGTTTGTGGTTGTATTTCATTGCTGCTTTCCTCTGTAGATGTCTACGGCCCGGCGACTGCCGAGTTTGAGTACGGTGTTGGTGGTGCCGATAATGACCGGCGATTCGACGATACGTGCAGTGACACTGTTCCATCCGAAGATGGCCCCAAGGTCCACACCGGATTCAGTCCGGTTGATACCAGTCATAACTCGACCGATAACCGTCTTCATCTGGTTGCCGAAAACGCCTTTGTCGCCCACGCCCGCTGGAACAGAAGCTGTGATGTAGACCTTGATGACGGCCGTATCACTTTCCAACGGATTACCATCTACCCGCATCGAGCTGTCAACGCGACCAGTCACGTTGTTACCACGCCCTTGTACTTTATAGCGCTTACGGATCTGGGTATCCGATTTGACGGAGAGTTCTCTCAGAGACTCCGACATATCTTCTTTATCGCCGTTGTAATAGATCTCAATGCGCTCCACCGTACCTACAAACTTGGCTCGAGGAGTTTGAGCACTGAGCATCCTAAGCGTGTCCAGCGAGTCTTCGTCGAACAGATCACTATTGGCCGTGACCGGGTCCTCTATGGTACATAAAATACTAGAGAGGTCCAGCTTAACCCCGGGCTTAACCAGGTTGTGAATCACTTGATCGAACTTAACAACCACGTTCTTGATCTTGGTGGTTTGCGTGGTCATTTGCTCGGCTACTTTCTCCGAGATGGCGCAGGAGTCCTCCAATGTATCCGGCGACTCAAGAAACGCCGTGGTGACCAAGATACCGGCCTTCCATGCAACCGTCTTTGGGTTAATGGGGTCTCGTGCAAAATACCCGGTGTTGAATGCCAGGATATCGCCCTTGACAACCTTGTCACCTTCCTTGAGGTCAGTGATAACAGTGTGTGGAACCGTGGCCCCAGCAACTGTGCCAAAGCGTCTACCGAGTTCTATCCTGCGAACCGAACCATCAGCGTACGTGACAACGATCCCATCTGCGGTCACCGAAGTAACCTCACCGTCTTGCTTGGCGGCTGTTGCGAATAGATCGTCTGTCCGCTGTGCTAGTACCTGCTCGTACCCTGTGCGAACCGGCGACACCTGATACCCATCTGCTGGGATAACAGAGGACTGCTGGATGTTGACGAAGTTTATCCGTTTTGGGTCATCGTGGTCAACGCCCACTGACAACAGTGCAGAGGTACTGAACACAGTGGTTGGGTTGATGGCCTTGTCCTCTACCTTGACAACGCCCCGGAGGTTGGCTATCTGGGGATTGGCCGACAGATACGTAGTCGCACCCACAGACTTGTTGTCCACGGTGGCCTCTGACACAATGCCTTGGTCGTGCGGATCAAACTCCCTGGTGCGCTTGACCATGGTTTGGATGGATCGCCCTCCGGTACCGGAGAACGTCAATGCTTCTTTCTCCTTTGTGTTGTGTACTGGATTGGATTCTTCCACCAAGATCTTACTGGTGTCTTGATCAATGGCCTGCCTCACCGCATGTGGAGACATTTCGATACTGGCGCCAGCCGACATAGAGCGCGCATTGTACGCCCGGAGGGACTTGATGAGTTCCTGGTAGAAAGCCCCGGCAAAACGCTCATAGCCTTTCAGGCGCATGTAGCGAATGTCGATCTCCTTCGGGTGCCAGTCAGTGGTCAGCAGCTCCATTGCGTAAATGACCAGGTCGTCCATCTCTGTAGGTTCGTCGCGGCTGCGCAGAATACCTTCAGTAATGGGGTCAATGAACATTGGGAACATCAGGTCGATTTCTCGAAGATGGCGAATACCCATGCCCTGACTGTCCAACAGGTTAAAGTAGACATCCTGCTTGTCGAACACCGATGACCCGTAATTGCGGATGACGTTCTTGAAGTTAACGAACCCGCTCATCATGAGCATGGCCATTGGGTTGTTTCGATCGAACACCAGCGACTCGTCGATGAACTGCACAGCGAATTCATTCATCTCCAAGTTCAACCGCGTACCCTTCGGTACACGACGCGGAACGATGTTCAGCTTGGCCAACAGATTACTGAGACCCATCCGATACCCCAGAACAACGCCAACGGGTATCTTGGAGCGGAAGATGTTGATCTCGGCAACCTCGAGCGGACCAGTTGGGTTCTCAAACCCAGCCATGATCGGCAGAGCGGGCAACTCGGTGACTTTGTCACCGCTGTGCAACATCAAGCGGTTATCGGCCGTGATCACCACGAGACCATTGCGGGTCTTCCCTACCAACACACTACCATTCGATTCGACAGAGACACTGTCCTCTCCGAATACGTCCCGGCGGTTAGTGTAGTCGAAGTTGAACGACACGTTACCAATTTTGACGCTACGGATACGCTGAGCCAACATGCTCAACAGACGAGGCACTTTGTCTTGGTGCTTCCACACTCGTCCAACGTGTATGTCGCTAACTGCCGATTCTTCGACGTTGGCCAATGCAACGATGTTGTCACACAACCACGTGCCATAGGCATTCACTTTCTTGGCAGACCGTCGAACAAACACCTTGCCGTAGAAGCTGGTCAGCGCTACCGAATCTGGAGAGATCTTCCTTACCGGCATATCGCCTCGCTGCCAACGCAGTCGACACTTGACACCGTTGGCAATATAGGTGCCATCTTCTTTGATGTCGTAGATCGCCGCGCGAATCGTGCTCGGAGAACCAGAGACCGGATTCAATCGAACGGTGTAGGCGTTAAAGTCGTTCAACGCGTCCTGGATGGGCTCGACTTCGAACTTGGTGACCGCAACGCCTACCTTCTGGACGTTCATCACACAGGCCGCGATGTCCTTGGTCAGGAGCTTCTTGCGATAGCCTTCAGACACTTCCTCGAGCGTGTTGTGCAGCATCGACTTGTCAGTCACGGTCGAGATGTCAGCCAATGCACCGTCGCCTTCGAGTTCAATTTCCCCTTCCTTGGGTTCGATGTATTCTGCCAACGTCCCTTCTCCAAACGGATTGGGGATCTCCTTGTACTTCTCCGCCATTGCCAATGCTCGGTTATACTGGGCATTGGACATCATCCCGTCTTCCACCATCTTGGCTGCTCGAACGCGAATCCCTTTGACCAGCGGGTTCTCTGTCTGGGCAGCATCTTCGATGACTTCTTTCTTCGGAGAGCTCAGTTCCTGATCGAGGAGCCTGAGGTCCTCTGGCTGAGGCTGTTTGGCAGCTGTTTCGGATTTCTCACCCACTGCGCTCTGAACCTTAGCGGCACCACGGATCTTCTCTTCCCGGATCTCCTGGCTGCGTGACATACCCGGGACGATGTCCTTCGGTTCTATCTTGCGAGGCTCTTTTGATTCGACGACGTTGATGTCGTCAGCCTTTTTAACCTCGTCTTCCGGAATCCCCAGTTCATCGGAAACCTCGGCAACGACGGTTTCTTCGATGGGGCTGGTGGACGACACCGTATTGGTGCGGACCTCGTAGAGGCTGGTCAGCATGCGGAGGAAATAACGCTGGATCAACAAGTCCCCTTCATCCGACTCCAGCGACAGCGTGATCCGCTCCGGATCTACGTCGGCAATGGACTCCAGAGAAACGTCTCCATTAGCCCAGCTGTTCAGTAGACCCAGGTTAATAACGAACCACTCGCCAGATTCCACCCAAATCAAGTTGACCTTGGAGAAGTTCTTTGGCTGGAGGGCAGACATGCAGGACATTTCGCGATTAGCGCCAAGCCAGGTCCAGATGTCCAGCATGTTGCGAGCGCCGTTCTCACCGAATGCATCCAGAGTGGCCCGAGTATGGGTTTTCTCTGCTTTCCTGAAGTCGATGATATCAGGAATGGTGTTCGGGAGCTGACAGTAGATGTAGTGATCGCGATCCAGCACATTGCAAACACGATCCACATTGGCCCAGAGTGTGTTCTGCACGTTCTTCCACTTGTACCAGCTGGCGAAGTAGCTGGTTGGATATTGGTACAGGTGATTCAGAAGCGCGTAGTTCTCAATCAGCAACGTCATCGGGTCAGAAGCGCTACGCTCCAGCTTCTTAACCAGTTTGATGCGACGGTTGACACGAGAGTACTCGCGGATCAATCTGCCCGAGTTCACGTAGGTGGGACGTGGGTTGCCTTCCCGGGTAGCGAGTTCGACCTGGTGTTCGATCATCATGAGTCGATCGGCGTCACGCAGAATAAGGGCGGTTTGGTCCAGTCCCTTGTCGCTGTCGTCTTCGCCGACATAATGGATGACGGAGCTTTTAGGTAGGGTCAGGGTTGAGATCGGGTGAAACTTGGGCGACATCAGTCGCCCTTCTGTCCGGATACCGTATCGCTTGTAGTAGACGTCAGAATTCAGCGTCATTCCTTCAAGCGAGATCGTTGGGGTCGTTGTGAACATGATTAGTCCTCAGTAAGGCTTCTCAATACCAGTGAAACAGTGTCAGTAGCCGGTGCTGCTCGGAAGGAACCCTTGGTGTCGATGAAGGACTCCTTGCGGGTGAAATACTGACGAATCTCAGCTAATGCGTCGTCACTGTAAATAATGTTGGCTGACGCAGTGTCACCGTCAAAGTCAGCATCGAGACCAGCCAGTCGACTTGGATGCGGGATCAGACTGTCGACGTATTTGTCCGACCCATTGGGGAATTCAGGAGCTCTGAACTCTGGTCCCATTGGCTGCCACGATTCGTCGAGCTCTTGACGCACTTCCCCAGTGATGGTGGTTTTCACGTAGACGGTGGACGGATAAATACTGCCGGCACCAATCACGGGGTAACGAGTAACCAGCGTACAAAGCGTGTTCCACCTCTGGTATCCGGACAGATAGATCAACTCGATCAATGTGATCGGGTGTACATCCTTACGGTCTCGGTCGGCGGGGAGTTCGGAAATGTCCGAGAAAATACGGAAGTCCATCCCCGGACCTTTGTAGATCAGACCGATATAACGACCCTCGACCATGATCGGCTGATTGCGAAGCGGTACGTCACTCTGCGAAACAATGACCGATTCCAACCCCTCGCTGGTGGTCCATTTGTCATGGACGTCCGATGGGAGCTTCACGAACTCTGGCATCAGTGTTTCAGGGTCAACCAGTTTGGCGTTGCCATCGGAAGAGCCGAACACATCGCCCAGAAGACCCGAACGCAGCAAATGGATCGTCAGGGGTAAGCAACCTCTGGACAGCTGATAGATCCCCATTACGGTGTCGGTGTACTTGGGGTGGTTAATAGACCCTAGTTCAGCGGCACTGGTGTCCATGGCCGAGATAACGTTACGGGTACCGTTGAACACCCGGCGACTCGCCCACTTGTTCTGGATAAACCCACGCTTGCCCTTCAGGATGTTCTCCAACATGTCGTACAGTTCGTTGAACGCAAGTTGGAGAGAATTCCTGGAGACGTTTAGCACCCGATCATTTCGACCCACCGACGTGGACGAGATCGTATTGGAGATGGAAATGATCCGCCAATAGATGCTGTTGATGTCGTCCATGGTTTGTCTGCCACTGGCATCGATCTCTACGTCGCGGAGACCAGCAGGCAATACCAGGATCTTGTCAACCGTTGCCCGATCGATATACTTTTTGACGAGCTTTATTCGCAGGTTACGAACAGTGGACTTGGTTTCTTTGAACTCGATGTCCCGCCAGTGGGCCATGAAGAAATGATACCCGGTATCGCCGCTCAATTCGTCGGCTTTGACGAAGTCCTTTTCCTGCTCGTCCCAGTTGGCAAACTCCTTACCGGAAAGGATGCCTTTATACAGACCCTTTAGTCGACACAGTCGATCGTAAATGATCGGATGTAGGATCTCGGTCCGAATGGGGATGTAGGAGAATCGTTTGTCTCGAGCTTCTTCCCCGATACGACCAAAGATACTGACGGAGAACAAACCGTCTTCGTGAAAGTTGTTCGTCAGTCCATCGTAGATATCAAGAGAGCGAACCGGTTTAAGGGTCTTCAATCGCTCAGAATTGGTGTCCATGATAGCTACGTTGAATGGTCGGCTTTTACGTACATTTGTCGACACAAGCGCCGGCTTTCCGACCATTGCTACGGATTGTTTACCATTGTCCACGGAGAGATCTCCCAATAAGTACCCGAAAGTATGAGTGAAACCTTTAGCGTTAACCATAGGTGTTACCATGGCTAAAAAAGACGATTTCGATTTAGACGACTTGGATTTCGATGATCTGGATCTTGACGATCTGGAGATGGCGCTCGATCCAAGTAAAGACGATCGCAAGCCCGTTACCAAAGTAGCAACTGGGTTTGTAGATGGTCTTAAGACCACGGCCAAGGACAAGAACTTTCTAAAGCGGTCTGTGCTCCGTGCCCTGCCCGACGAGTATTCAGTCGCGGCCCAGATGGGTGACACCATTGTCAGTGATGCGCGAGAACTATACAATAGCGCCGCCCGTGAATTTCAACCGGTCACACGTGAACTGGCCAAAGGGACTCGCAAGATCCTGCCCAAAATCGAGGGTAAAATACCCAAAGGTTTAAAGGATCGACTGGAGGCTTTCGCAGACCGGAATTCCGATCAAGGGGTGGGTCCCGGTTATGACCCCGTTGGTGCGGAGATCGCACAAGAGCTCGGCAACATCTTCGGTGTGCAGGCTGAAAGCGACGCCGCTAACCGTCAAGAGGACATTGCTCGTGACACTCTGAAACTCATTTCAGAGGACAAGCGTCATAAAGAAACACTGGGCACCATGCGCGGTGTCAACTATGCGCTCGATCGCCTGGTTAGCTACCAAGATAACATTCAGGCCAAGTTCCAGCGCAAGACACTAGAACTTCAATATCGCCAGTTCTTTGCTGCGCGCGATCTGTTGGAGCTCCAGCGCACCTCTAACGAGGGCATCCTTGCGTATCTGCGTGATACGGTCAAGAACACATCTTTGCCTGAATACCGTAAGGCACAGTTGAGCGAGGTGGGCAAGAACCAGCTTCGCGAGCAACTTGTTGGCGCAGCACAAAGCTCGGTGTCGGATTATGCTCAGAACTTTGTTCGCAACCTGAGCAACAACCTGCGCAATCGGGTACTGCGTGAAGTCGGTAGCTTCTCCTCTGGCTTCTCTGGCATGGGCGGTAGTCTGGAAATGCTGGACGATATGCCGATCTCTCCAGAGGAAATGGCTGGTAACCTCGCAGGCGGTGCAGCAGGTGAGTGGTTCGGTCGAAAGGCCAGTGGTTGGTTGAAGCCTCGCGTTGGTCGCAACAAAGCAGTTACACGGTTCGGTAACAAGCTCGCCTACGGTATTGGTAACGTTTCAGGGATGGCGAACGATTGGGCCAAGTCCCAGACGGACTTCGACGATCCACTTGCTGGCGTGAAAGATTTCTTTAAGTCGATCATCCCCAGACAGTATCTGGATACGTCGTTGACCGGCGATCGAACTGAGGCGATGAACGATGCCGCACACTTCAACGTATTGACACGCAAGTCAATCACTGAGATCATTCCCGGGTATCTTGCACGTATCTTGAACACCATGGACAAGATACGGACCGGTGACGATTCGTTGGAGTTGGTGACGTATAACCTTGAGCGTAACAAGTTCACGTCGATGTCGACCATGCGTAATGACATTCGCCGTAAGATGTTCCCCGTGTCAGATGTGGAGCGTGTGCGTTCCGATATGGGGGCTATCTACAAAGAACTGGGCGCTGAAGACGCGTTGTCGGACGATGCAAAAGAGGCCTTCCAAGCTCAAATCCTTCGGGACATTGCAGGCGGTGGTTATTTCAATCCGGAGAAATACGCTAAGTCCGATAACTATAACTCCAACGTTGGTGATGATGTTCGGGAAGAACTGGCCGAGTTCTTTAGAAACACCTTCGGTATAGATGAAGAAGGGCGTATGCCCGATACCGACGAGTACCAAGCCCTCCGAACCTCCACCGACATGAAAGTACGCTGGTTGAGAAACAACGTACCCAATGCACGCGCCGATGCACAACGATACATGAATCTCGGCTACGGTGAATTGTTGCGCAGTATGGGTCTCGTGGATAAATCTGGTTACGACGACCGGCTCAATTACGATCGAGTTTTGTCGATGTACCGCGCAGATAGCGGGCTCGGCTTTGAGGGGATGGCCGATGAATCGGGCAAAGAAAGTACTCCGCTGTTTGGGGACGGCGGTAGCCTTAGTCGTATACGTGCTGGTGCTACTGGGGATTCAGCTGTACCGTCTCCCTTTGGTGACAGTGCGGCGGGGAATGCGTTCGGCGAAGACTGGGTAGATCGCCTGATCACCCAGATTCAAGATGCCTTCCGTGAGCAAACAGTCAAACTGTTGGCCAAAGAGCAACTGACTGAGGCCCAGATCACTAACTCCAAGATCGATGAGATATTGATCAGGATGGATGTGGGTGGCGGACCCGGAGGCGTTGGTGGTCCTGGATCACTGGCGTTCCGTAAGCGCACGGGAGAAATGGTCAAAGGCACCACTGGTTACATGCGTCAAATGTACCAGAAGCTCCGCACCAAGACCAACCAGGTTAAAGAAGATGCCAAGGGTCTTATGGACAAGAACCCTAGCTTTGGCAAGCTTCGTAGCAAACTGGGCGCTGGAACCGACAACATCCGCTACCAAGCGTGGTTGATGCGAAACGCGTCGGGCGCGTGGATTGATGAACAACGTAGTGGTGTTAAGGGTCGCCTGGGTAAAGCCAAGTCTTACCTATCCGAAAAGTCGGAAGAGGGTCGTTACCAGGCTTGGTTGCTTCAACATGCCGCTGAGGACCAGGTAGGTAAGTTCAAGGGAATGGCCGCTGGCTTTAAAGGAAAGGCCAACGACAAACTGGACGTGTTGAACGACAAGCTTCGGAGCGCCTCTGAAAACGCCAGATACCAATCGTGGCTCCTTAAGAACGCCGCTAAGGGACAATACGCTGAAAGCAAAGAGAAGGCCAAGGGTCTTTTCGGATCGGCTAAAGGCGCAGCAATGGACCGTGCTGAAGAGGCACGTTACCAGATGTGGCTGGCGAGAGCGGCCGCTAAGGACCAATTCAGCGGTGTGAAGGAATCCGGTAAAGATTACTTCGGAAAAGCAGTTAACAAGGCCACCGAGTTCAAAGACTTGCTAAACGCCGGTCGAGAACAAGCGGGTGACTCTCTCCGTGGCAGGTTCGAACAATACCTCAGCCTGTACGGGTCTCAGAAAGAGAAAGCACGCTACCAGGCTTGGCTGCTGGCTAACTCCGAAGAGGTCGAATCCGGTAAGCGTAAACTGGGTGAAGTGGGTGACACCGCGCGAGACATGTTTGATGCTGTTAGGTCTCCGCGTGAGCTGGCCACTCGACTACTCGGTAAAGGTGTCAAGAAAGCGACTGATCTGTACCAGGATGGTCGTTCCAGGTTCCCACTGTTGTCTGCCAAGCTGCTCCGCGAGGGCGAGTACGTCGATGAGGATGGAAAACCGATATCTCGCTGGAGTGACATCAAGGGTTCGGTGTTCGATAGAGCTGGTAATCTGGTGGCGTCTGCCAAAGAGCTGGCCGAGGGCCTGAACGATACAGCCGGTCGCAGGTTCAGACCGCGCCTGTCGCAACTCACTGGGTTCATCGGTACGGCTTGGAAGGTCCAAGTAGCGCCTATCAAGGCACTGTGGCGTTTGGCGCGTCGTAAGAAAGAAGAGTTCAAGGACGTTTATGTCAACGGCGAAGATCGTCCACGCCTGACGAAAGCCAAGTTCGACGCGGGCGAGTATTACTCCCTGAAAACAGGGAAGGTGCTCAAGTCTCTCTCGGACATCAAGGACGGCGTGGGGAGCTATGTGACAGGCGGTCCGGTGCTGTGGCAGGGTGACCTTAAGACTGGCGTCACCGACGCCGCTGGCAAGGCCTTGGATAGCGTGAAGAGCGCAACCGGTAAAGCCAAGACAGCGGTGAAAGGGATTCTGGGCAAAGGCAGGGCAAAAGCGGGTGGTTTGTCTAATGGGATTGTGTCCCCCGAGCAGACCCAGGTTTCTCTCTTGTCCGACATCAAGAAACTTCTCTCTGATCGTCTACCTAAACCCAAGAAGCGTGTATTGGGCGACATCGATGGCGACGGTGAGCGCGAAGGAAGCTATGCCGCTATCATGAAACGTCGGGCGGCTAAACGACAGGCCAAGAAGTCCACTGCTCAAGATAAGGCCAAGGATGTAAAGGAGTCGGGTAACATTCTGATGGCGGCCCTGAAGTTCATAGGCAAGCCACTCGGTGCCTTGGCTGCGGCCATCGCTGGACTGGTTGGTCTTAACTCAGCCGCAGACCTGATCGGTGGCGCTGGAGATCTCTTCAGAGGTCGTCGCAACAGAGGTCGCACACCAAGACCGTCTCCGGGCGCCGCCGGTAGGACAGCCAATGCGGCTAGGACCGCTAATGCAGCCAGGACGGCTAATGCGGCTAGGACGGCTGCGTCGGCTAGCCGGTGGGTTAGCGCGGGACGGTGGGCCCTGACAGGCCTTACTGCGTTGGCGAGCACTGGGGCCATGAGTGCCCTGGGCACTGGTCTGGCTGTCGCGGGTACAGCCATTGCGGGTGTTCTCACCGCACCGGTTACACTCACCGTAGGGGCGCTCGCTCTACTGGGCACTGGTGCGTACTTCGCCTACGAGTACCTGACCAAGGAAGACGCTGTGCTGGCGCGTATCCGTTTCGCGCAATACGGCATAGACCCGGCCAACGAGGCACAGGCCACTGCTGTGGGTAAACTGGAGGAACTGGTAGAGCCCACTATTCAAACCAATGGTCGCGGTACCGCCAGCCTTAAGCTTGACATGGACATTGTCGATGAGGCACTTGATCTCTTCGGAGTCGACAAGGAGGACGAGCAGCAGCTCGAGTCGTGGGTACTCTGGTTCAAGCGTCGGTTTGAGCCGGTATTGCTGTCCCACGTCGTGGTAACCAATGCATTGGCCCCGGGTGTTTCTTTCCGGGAAGCTGATCAAAAGGTCCCGCTGACGTCCAAGATCCAATACCTCAGCAAGGTTAGGTTTGGAACGACGGACCGTCAATCACCATACAACGTCACGGCTAGTCCTTTCCCAAGAGAGGAGCTGAGCGGCACCACGGGTCTCATTGAGCGCCTGACTGCCGAAGCCATTGAGACGTACAACAAGGAGATCGCCAAGAGACACCAGGGTAGTACTCCGACAGAGCAAAACGCGTTCGCCCGGCGTCGGAATCGTCACGGGTTTGATCGCCGTGAGACAGAACAACGTCGTGCTGAAGAAAACTCTGTCGATGAAGGAACTGGAACGATGTCCAGGAGGGCGCGCGGTGCTGGCGTTCGGGGTCGGTCAGTCAGGGCGGTCGGGGAATCCTCGGTTAACCTGTCGTTTACGCAGTCTACGATCGACCCGTTGACAATGGTTCGGATGCGAACCTACGGTCTGGGCGAACTAGAGGTAAGTAAGGTACGGTTGATGATGGGTCTGGAGGAAACGCTCCATCGTCAAATCGTCTATACGAACGGTGGTGTGGCGGAGTTCAACGGCGATCCCGGTGAGATCTTGTCGCAGCACGGTAGCCTGTTTGGTGTTGTAGACACCACAAGTGAATACGGCGCTAATTGGCTCGTGTGGTTTACCAACCGGTTCCTACCGGTCTTCCTCAACTACTGTACCAGTGTACGCAAGATCAAACCCAGTGGTGACATCGCTGTAAGTGCCTTGGGCCTCACGCCAGCCGAGAGGTTGGAAGTCGCTCTCTCCGTCAGCAGTGCCACGGTGCTGCTGGACAAGGTTCAGACCAGCGTGTGGTTGATCTCAACCAGTCCATTCCGTACAGAAGGAATCAACACGGACCCCAGGTCCATTCAGAATAACTTGCAGGTAATGCGTGAGGCTGTTGGGAAACAGACCTACTACGAGCAGCGCAGCAAGGAGTCCAGAAACGCTAGTCAGACGACAGGTGTGATGAGACTCGACCCATTGCTGACCCCCAATACCACTGCACAGCCGATTCCGCTGAATCGGAACCGCACCAATGATTACGGCTCCAATGGTTCTAGGATCATTGACCGCATCCAACGGGGTGGTAGCCTTGGCATGGGCGACATGATGTCGGTCGGGGGCGCTGTGGTACATCCGGGTAACGGAACAGGTGGCGACATTAACTCGTTGCCGATACCTAAGGGCGACGGCTGGAACAACATGAAGGATCTGATTGTTGCAGCGTCCAAGATGGCGGGAGTAGATCCCGGTGTGATGGCGGCGAAGGCTCGAATCGAGTCTAGCTTCAGGGGCGGCGTTGCCGCGTCTACGGGCTCGGCGACTGGTCTGTACCAGTTCATCGATAGTACGTGGAAAACCATGCTTCAGCGCTACGGTGCTAAGTACGGTATCTCTCCAACTGCTTCACGGAGAGACCCACGGGCGAATGCCCTGATGGCAGCTGAGTACATGAAAGAGAACCAGCGCATAATGGAGCCTGCGCTCGGTCGTAAGATGACCGACGTCGACTACTACGTGTCTCATTTTATGGGTAGCGTAGCAGCTCCTCGGTTCCTGAAAGCGAACCCCAATGCCATTGCAGCAAATCTGTTCCCGGCCGAGGCCAAAGCCAACCCGGACATCTTCAAGGACGGTGGACGCTACAGAACGATCCACGAGACCTATGCGGAACTGGCACGACGCTACAACCTTGGTCACAAAGAGGCCGCAGAAGCGCGGCGCATGGCCGGCATTAATGTGCCGAGTCAAACTCCGGTTGATCTGGTTGATGAGGGTGATTCTGATGCTCCGGTTGTAGCCAACCGGCCAGCAGGACCGTCCAATGTTGGCGTATCGCTACTGAGGGCTTCCAATAACCCAACGGCAGTTAACCCAGACACGTCTTCGGATGCACTGGTTGCTGAACAAGGGAGAAGGTCGACCCAGCAAGCGGTTCAACGTCAAGAGCAACGTCAGGCCATGGAGGAACATTCTGCTAAGTCACTTGGTGGAATGGAGTCTATCCTGAGACAACAACTGGACGTTCAGACGCAAATGAGTGGTACATTGTCTAGTATTGACAAGACACTGCTCGAGATGTCTAACAAGGGTACAGCTCCGGCCTCGCCGACAGCTCAGAACCCTGACGTTAGGCAGGCGGCTGCTTCCAGACCAGGTCGTCAAAGGGAAGAAGCGTTTGTACCTGCAATGAGCGTTAGACGCAACGCGTAATAAGTGGGGGCTCAGCCCCCACTCCTTTTTTTATATGTTTTTTTGGAGTGATCGTCATGGCAGGTGAGCTGAAAGATGCCGAGTGGGTTAAGAACAGTTTCTTACTACCCAAGCACGCGGTGGATGCAGAGTTGTCCCGCCGACGCTTGTTGTCGGATGCTGCTCTTAAGTTTACTGACACCAGTTTGGGCGGTAACTTTGCAATCAATCCACCACCGCAATTCACAGAGTACGCCGACCTTCGTATCAAAGGACGGTTCTCGGCCTCCAACGGGATGGGGCGGGCGTATAGTGAGGGACTGGATGACTATGGTCAGCTGGTTCATTTTCGATTCGGGGTGGCGAGCTTTAACTCCCTGACTCAGTTCTTTGGGAACTTCTACGACACTGAATCGGCAACGCTAGCACGTACCGGTCGAAGCAGTAGCGCGTTCTACACGATTGGTAAGGCACTCGGGTTTGTTACCACGTTGCCGTTGCAGTCGGTTGTTCTGGCGGGTGCGGCTATCCGTTTTGCCATTAACAAACCAACTAGCCGTTACTATTACCTGAAGCCTACAATGCCGCTGTATTGGAACGCTGTCAACACCATTGCCAACGGTATCGCAACTAACAAAGCCATTGTTCCTCGTGTCCACATTCCCGGTACCACGCGTTCAGACGACGAAGCACAATACACAATGGCCGACGTTAAACGTCACAGTCAGGTGTGGGGCGGCATCTTCAGGGACGATGGCGGTGTCGACATCTATGCAATGTCCAACCGAGCGCAGCGACTGGCTGACAAGAACAGAGAGTTGCTGAACACTGTCTTTGAGAATTCAACAAGTCGTCAGGATCTCCGTGAGAAGCTGTTGGAATACTATGCCGAAGTTGGCACGTTGTCCGATGACGGTGGTTCAGGAATCGATGTCTATTTGAATCGTTACATGACCACCAGCGCAGCGAAAGCAGAGAGCGGGGAGACCGAGTCGTCTTCTGAGGATGCCGAGCCAGCAACGTACTGGAGCACCATGACGGACTACATGGACTTCACCGTAGCTGAGGCACGAGACGGTGCCGATTTCGCCACCTTCCGCGTTGACTATAGTGGTCCGGCTAGTGAGTCTTTCAGTAGTCAAACACGAGCATCTGACCTCGAGGGAACCCTCAACGGAATGTCATCTGGTATGCGAAATGCCAGGTTCTCATTTGCCGATGGCAATGTCGGCGACGGTCTTGTCACTGGGTTGTTCGAGGGCGCCGTTAGAGCAGTGGCTGATATCGGGACTGGCTTGATGGATTCTGTCAGCATCGGTGGTTTGGCTGCCTTGGCTGGTCGTGCTCTGGTGGACTTACCCAAACACTGGGATGGATCTACTGCGGATCTACCACGGATGCAGTACAACATGGAACTACGTACGCCTTATGGGAATAAGTTGTCCCAGTTCATGCATCTGTACATCCCGTTGTCGATGATTCTGGCTGGAGCGCTTCCGATATCCACGGGCATGCAGTCGTACACCAGTCCGTTCCTGTGTCAGGCTTTCTGCGAAGGTCGTGCTCAAACGAGGTTGGGCCTGATTGACTCTGTGTCCATTACACGTGGCGTGGGGAACATGGGGTTCAACAAGGACAAAGAACCCTTGGGCATCGACATCTCGTTCAGCGTGGTGGATCTGTCCAGCATCCTACACATGCCTATTGGTGGCGAGATGGGTGTGTTTGACCAATTGCTTCAGGGTGCCGGTAGCCTGGTTGCCGGAGACACTGGTATCAACTTTGTCAACGCACTCAAGAAATCGACGTACGACGACGACAACAGCTACACTGACTACCTCGCTATCTTGGGTAACCTCAGTGCATCTGATCAAATCTACACAAGTCGAAGATTGGCCATTCGGTTATCTAGAATGATGGCTAACCACAAAGCCTGGAAGTCCAAATCGCACTTTGCGCAATGGAGTCTATCGGGATGGACCGGGGATATCATCAAGATGTTCGCCAGACCGAACGACAGGTTCAACTGACATAGAGCCGGCCAAATGGCCGGCTCTTTTATTTCGTCACATCACAATCGACGGGTAGAACGCCTTCAGCAGGTCATTGACGTCCTCTGACTGGTACGAATCAGAGATCATCACCTCGGTCAGGTACTCGGGGTGTTTTCTGAACAGTAACTTGGCATCGTCGGACGCGTAACTGAAAGGAGACAACTTGGTCACCTCGACGCCGTCCCTTTGGTCAACGAACCAATTGGGATCGATATCGTCAAGCAGTGTTTTCAGTTCGGTGTACTTAGCGTCATAGTCAATGACAGCCGATACTTCTTTGAACCGATAAGTCGACAACAACAATTTGATTGCCTGAGGGACTTGGGTCAGTACACCTACCCGACCGATCTTGGTCAGGATGTTCCTCACGATGGTCAGCTGTCCGTTGATAATAGCGCTCAACAGATTAGCTTCAAGTGCTCTCCTGACAACGCGATCGTCTCGATCATTACTGAGGTCAACAAGCGCGTCAATCGCACCCGGAATTTGCAGGCGAATGGCCTCACCGAGAATCCCTGAGATCAAAGCAGCTTCCGCTTCCAGATCCAGAATCTTAGCGATCCCACTGCTACCCGTAACCTCGGAGATCAGATCAACGATCCCTCTAGCGTCTTCAATGTCGCCGTTGGCAATGGTGGTTGCCACGTCGCCGATGGTGACAACAGCACCCATGGCCTGAGTGGGGTCGACACCCATGGACTTTAAAGCCCCTGTAATGCCCTCCTTGGCCGCCGAGCTTATATTGTTGAGTGGGCCACGGATACTGTCCGATAGGCCCTCTATACGGCTAACTAGGGCTGCTGTGTCGAGACCTATCTTGTTGTCAGCAAGGGACAACACTTTCTTGAACGCAGAATCAGACAACGCCCCGTCGCGCATGAATGATTTCACGGTAGATGAGATGGTGTCACTCAGATCGGCCGGTAGTCGGTTCCTGACCAATGCATCGGTCAAGTTGTAAACGTCAGTGGCCAGTAGCTCGTCCAATGGCCCCGATTGAAATAGGGTTTCTGCTATCTTTCCAGCCATTGTGATTAACTCCAGCGGCGGATGAATGGGATCATAAATTGAGCCAAAAAAAAAATAAGAGACCCGAATGTCTCTTATTGGTTCTCGGTCTTGGCAGTTGCCATGGCATCGAGTTCGACCGTTAGATCTTGGTCTCTGTCTTTGCATAGACAATCCGCCGGACAAGCCGACTCTGGGATACCGCTGAACGAGCAAATGATGGTGCCGGGGTCATCATGCATGCAGTTCCAGTTGCAATAGCGGAACTCTTCCGGCGTGACACACATGCAGTTGTTCTTGTTACCATTGCCGGCATCGATCTTCGATGGCGATTCTTTTATCTGCTTACGAATAGCTTCAAGTTCATCAACCACCCATCGATTTGATGTGACGTTAATGACCTTGGCGTTCTTCGGATTACCGTAGTAATAGTAATGTTCGAACGGCAGCGTAGATTCCAACATCAGCTCAGCGATGATCGGGTTTTGAATCACCTTGCAATAAAGCGCCTCCTTTATCACCTCCTCGAAGTCGTCTTGTTGGACCCGAGGTAAAGTGGACCCGTACCGCTTTGCTTTGAAGCCAGGCAACACCCTGAAGATCTCGTCAACGCACCCGGTGCTATAGTAGAACCAGAGACCCTCTAGCGTCTTGAAGACACCCAGTCTCGGATGTCGAACCTGCGCATCAGTCAGATTGCTTAGCAGGTAACCAAGTTTGGTCCGCGCTTTACTGTAGATGTTGATATGCGTAACCCCATCGTCGAGGGGACTGAGGGCTTCCGGGTTTTCCATATGAACCTCTCATTTCCCCACCGGATCGACGGTGGTCATGTTGCTAGAGATGTCTTCTCGAACAGACAACAACTTGGCATCAACCGTCTCACACAACGAGGAGACGATCTTGTTGTACTCTTCGGCAGACAGCGTGTCTTCCAGATACTCCAGACCATTATAGAGACGGTCCGTTAGATCTTGGTTGATTGGTATTTGTCCAACCGGCTTTTCTTCTTCGGGTATTCGATTCAACTGAAGACCCACTGAGTGAATCGTCACTCGTCTGTTCCACCAGGTGGCATGGAGTTCTATTCGAACGTGCTTGATGTTGAGGAAGGACAGACCCTTCATGAACACCTTCCACGTCATGTAAGACCTACGAAGTTCCTTGTTTAGATTCCCCCTGGCTGAGGAACGATCCTTACCGTTCTTTGGGATACGGTGTCTTGGATTGTCGAGGTAAAGCTCCATGAGTTGTCCCCATTGCTTTACACCTATGTTGATGTCGCGAAGGATAACTCGGAACAGCTTTGCCAGTGGGTCCCTTGCCTTCTCCGTTGCTTTGGTTGTGCTGTGGAGAATGTCGTCGTTATAGTCTTGCATTGCGAATGCAGCCTCTATCGTCGCGGGTCAACGTATGAACTCAGATACCTTCCTGACAGCGATCAGACCTAGGTAAAGTTCTAACGTTTCGGCGGTTAGTCGTATGGTTTTTCGATGGTAATATTTTTTCTTAACAGAGCCGTCTACGCCGTCTAGCGCGGCGATTAACTCAGTTACCAGACCTCGGATAACTTCGAGTCCAGTAATTAGTGGAACGGGTCTTTGTCCGTTGTCCACTAGCCATTCGTCAAGCGATAACGACCTGGCTTCTTTCAGTTCCAGGTAGGCCAGGTTATCTACATAGTCACCTGCTTTGATAGCCTCAACTGTGTCCTTCAGATTGGTGACGTATTCTTCATACGTTGTCTGTCGGAGATCGATATAGGTATCGAACCCGCAGGCGGGGGCGTACTTGCCAAACAAGTCGGGCGTCAAAACAGACGTCAGTCTAGACAACAGCGCGGTAGACGCAACCCATCGTCCTTCCTTAAAATGGTCTTTTTTGACACCACGAAGTCGCCATTTTAATCGCATATCAGCGAACGACATAAGGAATGCTCCAGTTTATATTCACTTTAATGATATAGGGTTGATATTTTTTTCAAGCAGAGGTGCCATCCATGGGTTCCAAGACCTTACCGGAGGAGTTCACGGACGACGATCTCCTCGATTACACACAGAGAATGCGCATCGAGATCCTCGATACGCTTCGTGATGAAAACGGCAAAATGACAACCGATCCCGGTCAACAGAGTATCGCGCTGCATGCTCTGGCCGATATGGATCGCCAGTCGTTGAGCAAGAAGAAGATCCAGTCTTCCGAGATCTCGTCTGAAGCAGACCGTCAAGTTGCGCTCATTATTGCGCGCATGGGCACATCGACAGACAGCGGCGATCCGTTTAAAGTTGTTGAGGGTGAAACAATTCGCGGTGAGGAGCCGAACCCAGACGAGATCGTTCTGCCCGAAGCCAAGCTGGTTCACGACGAGACCAATGTCGGCATTCAGTCAATGAACTATCGAGACTTCGTCAACGAGTACGAGAGCAAAAACTCTGTTGACGGCAAGTAGTATACCATTGATCTTGAATGTAAAATGATACACGGAGAAAAAGGCTCGGTCTGGCGACCGAGCCTTTTATTCGCCACTACGGCATCATAACGCTGAAACAACCGACGTCCACCAATTCCAGATGCATCACTCCACCGAGCGATTCCTCGAGAACTTCAAGAGGAGATACCGATCGACCTTCCACCTGAATGTTGTCCTTCTCCTCGGGTCGCTTTAGATACAGTGCCGGCGATATAAAGCTTACCGCCGCTAGAGTCCGCCTCAACAAGGCCTCGTCATGCATCATGAGCCAGTCGTTTATACCGTAGATATAAAGACAGGCGTATCTCCCGTATATCTTCGCAGGTGTCAAGTCCTTTGGAGACGTGTAGACGAGATTGACGTCACATGGAACATCGAGGACCGTGCAGACTGCCTCAACCATGGCCACCTGTTCAGACCGATTCAGAATGTAGGGCCAGACGTTGACGTCGACCTCAATATCGTCGATTGTGGGGTCGGTTAACTTCTTAGAAACCAACTCCATGACAAACGAATGAATCATCCTGGCAATTAGGGTAGGTCTTGAGTTTTTCAGGACATCTACGTCTCGCTTGGCGTATCTGTCAGTGAAATCACTATTGGTAACAAAACCACCCGACAGCGATTCTACATCGTCAATGCCACGAAGAGTCCACCCGCTATCCATGACCCGCTCGATTGCTTCCGGGCACAGCGTCTGGATGGTCCCTAAGCGGGTGTCCAAAAGTTCGTCAAGTCCAACGTAGATGATCTGGTTCATTTCTCATCGGGCCCCATAACGGTCTCTGCCAGAACAATGAAGGCATACCACGGGTTGGCCGTCATTATCTTGGATAGCTCGGAGGAACTCATTGCACGATCTGTGAACGTAGAGTCCACGACCGATTCATTGCCTGACGTGACACAACTACCGTAAGCTGCGCAGATATCTTCCACCAGTCTTTTGAACTGGACGTAACCGACCCGCAGTATCAACTCGGAGGTAGACATCATGACGAAGTGGAGGACGACGTCCTGGCCTCGGATGATATTCCAGAGCTTCTCCAAATCGCCTCGACCAGACATGGAGTAAGGGTTCGCTGTCTTGGCGTAAGAGATCATGAAATCGCCGATTTCTCCAATTGCCTCCCCATCGAGACTGGATCGACTCCGCTTGTCCACGATGTCAGCAACGACGAGGCGAATGTCTTCAATGTCCATGATTAGCTCTCAGCTGCGTTGTTATCCAGGTGCATCGCTTTAAGATAAACACCCAGGGTTTCGGTTGAGCGAACGCCACCAGAGAAAGGAGCGATGGCGTCCAGTGACACACCGCCCGATTCAATGATGGAACGATTCATTGCGTTAAACGCCTTCTCGTCACCGCCGCGGTACTTGATCAGCTCCTCAATGGTGCGAGAGAGACCCTGACCGTGCATTACCTGAATCTCGGGGAAGGAGAGCTTGCTTCCTTTAGACGTACCTGTCGGCTGACCAGTGAGTTCGTCAACGTGTCGGTTATCGTCGGGAATCGAGATCTTCTTCATCAGCATCTGGATCTGTCGGCGCAACGGAAGGTCGACGACCATGTACCGTTCCGGTGTCAAATACGTTTCACCGGTGAACGGGTCGGTGACCCACAGTCGTTCAAGGAACTCGTGTCCGAGCTTGCGAGCAATTGCGAGGTTGCGCTGAACATTCAGCTTCGCCTCGCTCATGATCGGAGCTATCAGGTTCAGTATTTCCTCACCGCTGTCGAGGCGATCAATGAAACGTCCGAAATCTTCATCGGACATCTTGGAGAGATACTCTTCGTAAATCTCTTTGTTTCCACCGCCTGGAAGAACCTCTTCTAGGAACTCCAGTATGAACTTAGTCGCACCAGTTCGATTGGGCATCGGCATACTCCTCTTCTTCGGAAGGCACATCTACACCCGGTACGTGCCAGCCAATGTGTTGTGTTCCATTAACCTGTTCGCGCTGAGCGATCTCTGGAACGACATCGACCAGAACGACGTTGATTTTGAGACCGTGTTGATCGGCTCGAGTCAACATGTCCATGGAGCCTTTAGACGCGCCATCCCAGAACAAAAGCAAGTGGGTACCGATCTGCGCCATCTCTTCGTTACGCTGATGTCCGGCCACAGCGTTGTAGAGTTGTCCTCTTTTGTTTTTCTTGACAACAGCGCCTTTAACGTCGATGTTGTCCCAGGCGGCCGGCATTTCTCGACAGATGTAGCCTCGTTCCCTAGCGTAGCGAATGATCATGTCGTCAGCGCCATCTGGCGCCTTACCAGACACGAACTCGCAATCGCCCGCCGTCTCCAGGTAAGCATCGAGGTATCTACAGAAAAGACCGTAGTCTTTAAAGTTGCGACTCCCTGCCACTACCACCAGCGGGATGTCTGCCGATGCCCGGTTGTATAGCAGTGCCGGTTTGGATGTTGATAAGGCCATTACAGAATCCTTCGCGGTAGGTTATGGCGGACAATGAACGGGACGATGTCTTGTTCAAAGCGCTGCATCCATTGTTGGCTATTGATATCAATAGCCAGGTTTTCCCGGACGCGATATGTGGGTTCATTGAGAAGGCCCAGCTGAACACGCCAGAAACCGTTAACAACTTCCATCTGCTGCTTTACGGGTAGGTGGTCAATGGGTTCTGGAAACAACGCCAGCCATCGTTGGTGACTGGCCTGTGAGACCTTTAACAATACGTCCCCGATTGATGCCTTGAGGTCCACTTTATTATTCATGCTAAACCTTCTCTTTTTTCTTTACTACGCGGCCTTCTTCGCCTTCTGGTCGCCAGCAGCGTCAGCCTCGGTAGCAAGTTTCACAGCGTTGCTGGCCGACTCGAGCGGTTTCATCCAGTAAGGGTGGTAAAGTCCAGCGCGCATACGCAGGAGATCCATTGTGCTGAGGAAAGGCAGCTCTTCGTTACTGTCATCAAAGACCCAGTAGCCGCGCGTATTCAAAAGCACGTCCCAATCATAACCTTTGGCTTTCAGGTCCTTATAAAGATCCTCGGGACGACACATAATCTCATCGTATCCGGTCCACAGGTGGAACATCTGACAGAGCTCTGACGTGATTTCAAGCGCCCGGGCGATCTTCGGATCTTTTGACTTGGCGCGGATTGTAGTGCGCCCCAGCGACACATCTGGAACCAGTTCCAGGTAGTGCGTGGTGTTGTTGCCACCCAGTCCGAAGTAGTCGAACGTTTTCAGGTAATGGTACTCGGACAACTGAACCATGACACCTTCACGCTGAGACACCACGAGGTCGAACGGTAGGCCCGCCGGGCCGTTCTTTGCTCGCAGGTTCTGAATGGTCACGACCTGGAGATCGGTGTCGCCTTTCAGGGTATCGTACTGGTCACGCGGATAGAGCGTGGTCTTCTTCTCTTTGTGCAGCGCTGGCGTGGTAGCCAAAGAGATGTACAGGTTGTTGGTCAGGAACGTGAACTTCTCCGGAACCTGTTTGAACTTCACCTTGTTCTTGAGGAAGGCGAGTTTCTTCGCAGGTGGTGCGTAGGGGTCAAGTGCAAGATCATCGCCCGCGTGCGCGGTCATGATTATGTTGACGCCGTGACTGCCGGTCAGAATCGGCAGCTGCATCAGCATCTGGGATTTAGCACCAGAGCTACGCAATGCTTCGACGTTCATGCCGCTCGCGCCGATGTCGTTCTTGTCGTAAATGGTCTCGACGGCTTCAACTGGCATCATGGACAGCGAATCCAGTTCCACCATGGTCGGACGAATGACGGTGATGTGTTTCTTGTTCGAATCCAAGAAAGGCGTCTTGAGCGTATTGCCCTTGATGTTCTCCTTGGACGTTTTCTCGTGAGCCATCTTCTTGACAGCGCCAAAGAAATCGTTACCCAACATCACAGTGGCGTCTGTGATCATGAAGCGGTCGTCAGGGAAGCCCATGACGCTCAAGTTAGGCATGCTGGCGGACAGCTGCTCAAAACGACAGCGACTGATGGATGGTGGTTCTGCATCATACGCCACTGAGTCGACTTCTTGGTAACGGTCGCAGACCCGCAGCATCAGAAAGTGCGCCACGGTGGACTTGAACGTGTTACCGCGTCCGCCAATACCGGTCACCAGGGACACACCGCCATTCATGATCGACTCGCCGTGAGCCCCGATGGAATAGTTGCCGGTAGGTACGTCGAACAGACAGCCCACGTTCATACTGGGACGAATCTCAGGCGCGCGGACGAAGTGATTGGTCATCATGTCGAGGGAATCCTTCAGTGAAATAGTGTTCGTTTATACAAATGATGTGGTCGTTATGTTTATTTTTATGAAAATAAGCTCCGCTTACCCCTTTTATTGGACCGAGGTATACCGTGTTAGAATCCATTCGTATTGAAAGTCAGATGATTGCTCTAGAAGCGGTCGGGCCCAGTCAGACGCTTCGTGCTGCGGTCGACCGGTTGCCCGGACTCATTCGGAACGTGTCGTCGTTCATCAAAGACCGTTTCGGCATTATCTCGTCGAACGGCGAACACCTGAAACCAGGCAAGTCTATCAAGATCCTGGAAGCCGTGAACTACTCCGATGCGCGTGCCCTCAAGTTGTACAAGTCACCGGGTCAGAAGGTGACTTACATGACCTTGATCACAACGCTCTCAGAGTGTCACCAGGAGCTTTTGTCGAAAACCCTGCCTCAGGTATTGGTCCCCTTCGAAACCTGGCTCAGCGTACAGCTGACGAACCCCACGGAACTGATCTCTATTCGTAACAGCGCCAGCATTCGCGGTTATCGTCAACACAACGTTGACGAGTTCATCAAGAAGCTCGCCAGTTGCTACGACCCCAAGTCTAAGGACAGTCAAGGTAAATTGGGTGAGCTGCTGGATCGCAACCGTGACTGGAAAGACGTGATCGTCGGCACCGACTATCTGAACGATCTGTTCAGTAAGAAAGAGCGCGGCGACATCGCCTCCAAGGTAATGGCGATCGATTCTCTTCTGACCACGCTGGCCAACCGAATCGAAGAGAACGAAGAAGGATATGAGATGTCCGGCAAGACCCTGTCTGTGCTCGCTGACATCTGTTATTCGCTGGCAAAAGAGGTTGAGTTCTACTCGGTTGCTGCGTTTAACCTGTCGCTCCACACAACAGCGGTGAAGGACTCGATTCCCCTATTTGAAAAACTTGCGTAATAACCGGGAG